GCATCCCCTATACTCACGGGTCTGCACCTAAAATAAACTATACGGTTTACCATTCTTTCCATCCTGGTCATTTCTGGCTGGTTAAGATTATACCACCAACCTCTGCGGCAGGCAAGGAAAAGCCCGGAATTTCACCGATTCCGGGTTTTCTATCTTTTATCTGCTCTTACCCTCCGGTAATTTATCTGACCCACGCTTTACTCTTCGTACACAGCATTTGCCTCCCGTTCTTTCCCTCGTTCCATGTAATAATCATACAGAAACTCCTGCTGCTTCTTGGTGTACCTCTTAACCGGGTTCTTGGTCGGGATTGCTATTCCTTGGGACGGATTATGAAGCAAAACCCATCCCCGTTCCACAAGATAGTCTCCAAAGGAATACAGATCGTCGGATTTGAACTGCCCCGGTACATGCACACCGGCAGCAATCCAGTCATCCGCTGTCATGTTTTCTCGTATATACTTCTCTGCAAATTCCTGATGATCTCCCCAGTCAACTTCGTGAAATGTTCCGTCAGGCTCTAGCCACCCATAATCCCCTGTGGAATGCTCTTCTTCGTCCATCATGCGTTCCATGAAACTTCCGAGCATATCGTCTCCGTGTCTGCTTTCTATAGGCTGTCCCGTTTCTTCAAGCACCTCATTTTTTGCATACTCTGGCATATGCTCCATAGCCGTGGAATACCATTCCATATAACGATCCCGCTCCTCTTCTGCCTTCTTCCTTTTCGCTATCTCTGCTGATAGTCTACGGAAAATATCAAACTGTTCAGGTATGTCCGGTTGTTCTGACGGATCATATGTTGTCATGTGAAATGTTCCATCCGCTGTGTTACCAGAGAAATCTGCTCTTCCCAGCAGGACATCTTCGGCGTATCTTTTTAATTCTTCCGGTTTCATATCTGTCCCGCCCATGCAACTCAGCAACAGATCCATGATTTTTTCAATCTCTCTTCCTTCGTAGAAGAGCCATTCCCTGACAAGTCTGGTAATAAATTCTCCCTGAATATTAAAAGAAAGCGTAATTCTGTCTTCCATACCTACTCCTTCCCGCAATATGGTTCAGGCAACTCCGCCCACGCAACAATATCATCATCCCAACCGGAATCCCATCCGAGATCTGAATCATATTCATCCACGCTCACATAATGCTCTCCCGATATTCCCCTGTATGTTATTAGCACCTCTTCGCCGTCTTCGGGCAATCGTTCATCTATCGGAACCCATTCTTCAGAACTTTTATCCTGATCTAAGTCTCCTGATAACACAAGCGCTGTCGCTTCGATCACTATGCTCATAAGCGTCATATCGAGTTCATCCCAGCTTATATTTCCCTTTGCCTTTCTCTGCCCTGCATCCTTCTGGGTTGTCGTTTTAATCAAGTCATAAACGTATTCCTTCAAAGCCGGGATATTTGACTTCTGACCGTGATCCATCAAAAATGTCCACATGGTATCTTTTATTTGGTTAGCAGGATTCTTATTCATTCTCCACCTCATATTTCTTCAGATTCTTTTCCGCATCTTCGTAATGCCTGTACCAATATCCATCTTCCGCCCGATGGAACATACAACATTTCGGAGCGTAATTTCCTTCCCCGCCTCCGAGAACAGCGCTCACAACGTCCTCATAATATGCACACATGCACTGATCCTTTACTGTACCGCCCCGGTATCCATCGTCAAACTCATAATCTCCCATATATGCCATCTCGCACATGTAGCAATTCTTTCCTTCAGGATTTTTGATGCACACAGCTTCGTGCCGTAGTATCGTTTCCGGCTTTGCTGCCAGCTTATCGCAGTAATCGCATTTGTATCTGACTACTTCCTTCATGCAAGTATCCTCCGATTTCCTTCTGTAAAATAGCTAAGAAGTTCGTTGTACATTCCTCTGTAGACATCCCGCTCTGTTTCCAACCGAACAATTTCTTCCGGCGTATGCTCATTTTGGGATTTTTTCTCTGGCGCTTCGCCGTTAGGTATTGCTTTCTTCAAGGCATCCGCCATCACAGTATTTGAAGTATCTTCCGAGTACATTTTCGACCAGGTTTCCACAAACTTTGCTCCCTTCAGATTCAATCCGATTCCTATGCTTACCGCAAGCGCTTTGTCCAGATTTTTCTGTTCTGTATCCGTGATCTGACCTATGTACTTTCCTATGCGCCCCTTGTACACTGTCTCAATCTGCTCGCACAAAGCCGTTGAAGGTTTTTCCGCTGTGTTGATTTTCACATGAGTCGGAAGCGGCTTCTTCTCCCTTGTTGTCAGGTAAGCCACAATCACCACCGGAGAATGCTCATTTCCTACATCATTGCTGATGATAATTCCAGGTCTTCCTCCAGCCTGTTCATTCCCGCTTACCTCCGTTTCATGGATATAATAAATCTCACCACGATACACTTTATTTTCCATCCTCTTCTCCTCCGAATCTACTTTCAATGCTTTTCATGATAGCATCCAATCTGCTTGCTCCAATTCCTTTCGTTTCCGCAATCGCATCCTTTACCTGGGAAATATCAATACCCGGTACAGACTCCCTTCCGTTCTGGTATCCCTGCATATAAAGGCTTTTGCAGAAATTCTCAAATTGGGTTCTGTCCATTTTCTTTACCCGGCGATAATCTTCTCTCCGGAGAATATTCTTGCTGTCCTGTGCGATCTTCTTTGCGATATTCGTCATACTTTATCTACCATCCTCTCTTAAAAGTGTGCGTGTACTTCCTGCCCGATACGCAATGTTCCAGATTTATCCAGTGAACACTTTCGATACATCTTGAGTCTTCCGGCAAACAGCTTTTTCAAGTCATTTGTCATAGGAATCTCCTGAAAGAACGTCTCTTTTCGGTCATAGACCAAAACCTTATTTCCTCCGAGTATCGCTTTCTGAAATTTTACAATCATAACTGGCTCCTTTCTCCACTCTTCAACCTGGTCGATCATCGTATTGACCGCTTCATCCCAACCTTTGCTCCAATCATCACTCGCATCACATCCGCCAATTCCATGCAGATAATCATACAGCCTGTCTAAATCTATGCTTTTCATAAGCCCTCCTATAAAGGGCGGCTTACCAGCCGCCCAACAGTGATCCAGTTATCAGTTTTTCCGTTTTCTGTAATAAGCGGAGCGGAAGCCGACGCTGCTGATGGAGTACGACCGAGGGTTGCCCAGGTTCACGCTGAACACGCCCGCACGGGAAGTGCCGTTCCAACTGCCGCCGCAACGCGGCAAACGCTCGCCGTTCGTATCTACATAGAAATATGCTTTCGGTTCTCCCGGAAAAAGCCCCAGGTTTTTGAGCGTCTTGCAGTTTTCAAAATCAAACTCTACCTGCTCCCATCTGCAACCATCGTAATCCTTTTCTTCTGGTTCCTCAGTGGTAAAGCGTATGATTCCGTCCTCAGTGGTAACATAAACGCTTTCCTCTCCAGCTTCTACAGGAATCCAAAGTGTACTACTTTCTGTCAGATTGATGTTCATAGCAGCATTGTTATTCGGCACGATCTCTAATCTGCCATCCATGAGCCGCAGTCCACGGAACCACTCGTAAATGTCTCCGCAGAGTCCGTCTACTCCGAAAATCGTATGGTCGTGCATCCACGTCTCTGGACCAGAGCTGGTCAGCATCCGGCAGCCATCGTACGTCTGGCACTTCTCGCTTTCGTCTCCGTGCCATTTACCGTAATTTGTATTGCCATGTGGAAGTGTCTGATTATCATAGCAATAGTTCGCCAGGAACCCTCTTTCCGCCGCAGTGAGCAGATGCCAGCCTTCTCCTTTTGAGAAACATGCCTTTTCAGCTTCTTCCAGCGTCACATTCGTTGCCGCCTGCTGCATTGGGAGACTGTATGCCTTGCCGTCAATAATGCAGTTCTTGTACTTGCTGATGAAAATTTCATCGTACACCTCGCCTCCGATAATAAACATCGGATGAACCTTATCTGCATCCTTCGGTCTGGTAAACTTAACCATGATAGACGGCAATCCGGCATCGTCATAGATTACCACATTGTCTTCCCTATAATATCCCCGCCGCTTTTCATATCCGGCGCATGTTCCAGATGCACCGATTTCAAGTTTCTCGAAGCTACATCTGTTTTCTACTGCATTTCTGCAATCTGCTGTGCAAATAATTTCCATCTGCATCTCCTCCTTGTGAAATTGATTTATTATGCCATAGGGCTTTCTGATTGCCCTCTGGTTGCGTTTTAGCTTACCGTTTGGTAATTTGATTGTCTAAATAAAAATCAGCCGTATTTGAGCCGATTTACAATTCATAGACCAGCAAATCTTCATTCGCCGCTGGATCGCATTTTTCTTTCCATTCCAGTTTCCGGATGACGCTCCATCTAGAGAAATTGATATTCGACATGTCATATCTGTCATACACCCTCTTATCAATAACCAATCTGCTGCTAAAATCCTTGTTCTGAAGGATTCCGCTGTTCGACAGGTTTTTCAGAGCCATAATATCTGCATCCGTACATTCTGCATGGAGTGTGAACGTAAACCCGTCCAGCTCCTTCAAAATCTCTTTGCTGATTCCCTTATTATTCCAGAGGGAAGTGTACAAATACATCTTTCCACGGTATCCCTTATCCCACATGCAGTTGATGAACTCCAGTGTCTTTCCTGGAATCAGCATTGGCTCCCCTCCGGTAATCACGATTTCCTGATACCCCATCAGTTCTTCATTTGTATGTATTTTCCGGTATTCCGGAAGATTTGAGTTGCAACATCCCGGACACCTCCTGTTACACTGAAATGTTACAATTACTCTTGCTGTCTTTTTCATAGTCCCTCCTAAACCTTGTATTCTTTGCTTTTTCTATTACCTTTTTCCTTGTACCGGGAGAATGGTCTTACCCAGCTAACCTTTCCGGTCTTGCTGGTTCTGAAAAAACCTCTAACCTGTACTTCTTTATCTGGCTTGGTGTAATGACGCTTTTCTCCGTACTGCGTCAGCTTTTTTTCATCAATTTCCTTTACCACATAAGTTTTTCTAAATAACGGAATCGGCTGGTTTGCTCTCTTTCTCAGTTTTTTTGCCTCATGCTTTGTCCGGCGCTTTGTCTCGCTTTCATCTACCTCAATTATCTTTTCATAATACGCCGCAAACATCATCAACGAGTGATACTTGATAGCTTCCTTATAGTCTGTGCGGTCAACCTTCGATACTTCACGAAGAATCCGCAGCCTTTCTTTTGACAAATGTGCCGGAAATCTGTAATTGCTATATCCTTTCGTTTTGGGATCATAATCATAAGTCATAACTGGTGTGTCTACGGAATTTGGGTACACGGCAAGTTCGACTACCGGTGGCTTACTCTCAAAGGTAACTTCTATTCCTTCTTCTTCGAGTATTATTAGCCCTGTATCCATCGGCGGGCGAAACTCCGTCTTGTCAATCCATGATTGGTTGTCCAGATACCACATAATAATTTTCCCCATCTTTTCATTACTGCTTACCACTATGCGGTCGAGGTTTTCTTTATTCATCGCCTTATCCTCTCTACGAACTGCTGTAAGAGTTTGTTTACCCTCTCCTCTTTTTCCTCCCAGCTAATCTCGCTGTCCTCCAGTATTTCTTTCGCAATATCGTCATATTCATGTTCCAATTCGTAGCAACTTCTTACCCTTTTGCTTTTCATAGGGGAATATCCGGTAGAAATCAACAGCCCATCGACATTGTAGTAATCGCAAGCCCATCCTTCTGCCCTTGCGCTGTAAGCGAACGGCTCCTGAAATTTCAAGAGAAACTGTAAATTGCAGTACCCGGTTCCTAAAATATTCCAATAGTCCGTATTGAGGGACTTTTTTGTCAGTCTAATTTTACTCATGTGTCTCTACCTCCGTTTCTGGATCGTGCCACTGAAGACCTCTTTTTCTATACGCCGGTATCCAATGAGCCTCATAAAAATCATAGCCACAGCCATCAATCCCGAAGAAATATCCCCAGTCATCGCTCTCATAAATCCGGAATCCGCAGTCTGACATAACCTGTATTCCGTCTAACTCCTCCATCCAGTAGTCATCAGCGGAATCTCCAAACTGCCAGAGCCATCCCCACATCGGAAGATTGCCGCAGTCCTGCATTTCAAAATCGTCTATTCCGACCTCAACCGTGTTCCCGTCATCAAGGTTTATCAGGTATATGTCCTGCTCACCCAGGTAATTCTCAATTTCCCCGTAATTGCTGTAATCATCGCATCCATCCGGAAGATTGAAAACATATACCCTTCTGCCGTATGACGGCTTTGTCACCTCCCGCCAAGACCACGGTTCCAAATTCATCAGCTTCTGAATCATATCCTGTGGAAATTTGCTGAACTCAGAAACCCATTTCTCAGCAGCTTCTTTTACCGTAACTCCTCTTCTCAGCATATTGTTTCCTCCTCATAATCCGCATAGTCTATCTGCATTACTTCACAAATGTCTGCATAATCGCATCCATTTTCGTACATATTTTTGATGGTGCGACCGTGGATAGTTCCATCCCACGCATCAATCTGTCTTTCGATCTCTGCGTTCAGCCGCCGATTGCTTCTATCTGCCAATTATTGCACCTCCCTTCCAAATCCAAGAATTTCAAACGCCTTCCTTACAGTTTCCAGTTTTTCTTCAGCTTCTTTTTGAGCCGTTTTAGCTTCCTGAAGCAATCTGTCTAAATTTTCGTTAGCTTCGCAGCACTGATTGTATCTGGATGTCATGTCATCCAACTTTCTATTCATGTTGTCTTTCATTTCGTTGAAGCTGCGGCAGTGCCGAGAATCCATTTCTTCGTACTGTTTTTCAGCCATATTCAGCTTATGCTCCAGTTCTTCAATCTTTCTGGCTCTCAGCCGCATCAATCTCTGGATTCCCCCGTTCTTTTTCCATTCCTTGCAGAACTGGTCTTTGTCTATGTCGCACCCCATGTATTCCTGCTCAATTTCCCGGTATTCGTCTTCTGTAGGTTCAAATCCGACTCTTTCTATAAATTCTGATTTCATCATAGCCTTTACCTCTTTCCTTACCAACTGGTAATTTTTATCTTGGTATCATCTTAACTTTCCAATCGGTAATTGTCAATCATAAAATTTATTATTTTGGTAAATTTTCTATAATCAATCATTAGCTTTATATGGAAAATCCGGAGGCGTTACCCTCCGGACCATTTCACATGCTTTTATCCAGCGATGCAGACAGTTCTTTCTTCAGCATCATGATTTCCAAAACAATTTCATCCAGCCGGTCGAAAACTCCTGCGATATTCACATTTCCGGAAGTAACCGGCTTCTTCGGAATATCGCCCTCCCGCTTCTGGATAGGAGCCGGTTTTTCTACAGGCTCTTCCTCCGCAGCAACCACCATCTCGAACCAGTCTTTAAATCCTTTCGGCGGCATCAGCCCGTTTTTGATAAACCGCTCCGCCTCTTTCTTATTGAAACACCGGGCATTTGTCTCACCTTTCCGATTTCCTGATACCCACGGAACTTTTACCATTTTTCCAGGGATGTTACTCCTTTTTACCGCTTTTGTCGGGGCTTCAAATCCCATGCACTCTGCAATATCAATCCCGACAAATCTGCGTTCTCCGTCAGAGTCAATAACCGTCCTGATTTCCCCGAATCTTTCGTCTGTGTAAACGAAACAATTCTTTCCTTCAAACTCATATCCGCTCATACCGTACCTCCATAATACGCTGCTCTCAGACCAGCAAGATTTCTTCCAAACTCTTCTCTCAGCAGATTCAATGACAACTCCAACTGCTTTCCATCTTCGTCATCCGTGAATCCGACACGTCCATCCACAAACGTATCATCAATCATGCGGATCAGGGCTGATACTTCGCTCATTTTGATGATGTAACTCTCCAAATTCTGCATATCTCCACACTCCTTTGCTTCTTGCGCCGGAGCCACGGTTATGCTATACTAAATCTGCTATTACTAAAACCGTAGCTTCCAGCTCGTTTTGCATCCCCTTTTGATGCCCGTCAGAAGGGGTTGTTTTTGTTACATCATCATTCTAACTTACCGTCTGGTAATTTCCATCATTTTTCGGAATGTTACCCAAAATACAATTCTCATTACCGATTGGTAATTTTAAAGCAAAACTAAATAAAGATGCTGTCTTTCAAAGAGCCATCTCCGTACTTCTGATACAATTTCCCTGCATCTTCTTTTCCTATTGTCGTAATGCTGTCTGATCCGTCCTCCCACTCCGTATATCGTGCAACAAAGAATCTGCCGAAAGAATCTACATACAGTTCAAACGCCATGCCATCCGTATATTCATGCTTTCCATCATGGTAAAAATTACCGCAGAGCATATCCGCCTTATGCGTGTCATACAGCACTCCTTTGATTACCTGTCGCACTCTGCGTCCGTGACCTTTTCTCCGGCTCTCAAATTCAATGCCGCTTTCCAGTTCTACCAGACGCACTTCATACCCAAGCATATATGCCATCTTTCTCCACTCTTCTGCGCTGAAAGAGTTCTTTTTAAGGCGCTGGCTGAAGTTCTGAGGTGTCCATCCCATTTTCTTTGCGAACTCTCTCTGAGAATATCCCTTTGCTTCCAGGGCATCTCTCAGGATTTCTGACATGCTTTTTCCATTATCTACAGTCCCTAATTCTAAATTAACCATTGTCCCTCTTCACCTCCGGTATCAAAATCTGCATACGTTCCATTTCATTTAACCAGGACTCAAAGTCAGTGCCTTGGTCCTTCTGCTCTTGCAATCCAGCGTTATTTTCAAAATAATCTTCCAGATCGCTAAGAGTATGCCTTTCTGATTTTCCATTTTCATAATAATTCCAGACCATCATTCACTCTTCATCCTCGTCTTCTTTGCTGAAAACACATCCCAGAAGTTCATAATCATCCCCTACTTTTTTGTAGGCGAAAACCTCTTTTGCATCCTGATTCTCCATGCACTTCCGGATTCCGTCTTCTTCGGTATATGCGGTATCTATCTGGACATCATGCCCGTTTTCAATGGAATAGTATTTATCGCTTGTCTCCGCTTCTATCCCATTCATCAGATGAACCACGCCTTTAGGATGCCTTTCATCAAACCAGTGCCAGATTTCTTCACGGTCTGTACCGGCTGGGAATACGGCTATCTCTCTGCTGCCGAACATCAGCTTATATTCTTTCTCCAGTATGAGCCTTCCGTCTTCATCTTCAGCAAACGGCACGTCTGATAGATTTTTCCAGAATCCTTCCACCATTCTATAGCAGAGTAATGTTTCTCCGTTCCAGTCACATAATCCAGAATCAACCATGCACTCTCCGCATAACATCATGGGGAAACCACAGTCCGAGCAGAAAATATGGTATCCTTGCTTCGCCACATTCCATGCAAGCGTAGTCTCCTCTCCACATTTCGGGCACTGCTCCGTCACGAGGCTTCCTCTGATTTTTAGCAGTTCCTTTTGCTTACGGATAACGGCGGCATGGACCTCCCGATTTTCTTTCCTCAGTCTGATAACCTCTTTTCCTAACTCGCTCTTAAAAGCATCTTCAATCGACATCTTCATTCCTCTCTTTCTTCTCCCAACAATCCGGACATAAAATAAAATCGTTTCCCTGCATCATATCCATATACTGCTTGTGTCCATGTTTATCCGTAAAGCACTTCGAGCAGAACACCCTGCCGCACTTTTCGCATCCCCATAATTCTCCGTGAAGATCATCTGATTCATCCCACCCATTACGGAATCCGCACAAGTCGCATGAGTACGTTTCATCTTCGCTATGGTAAGCCATTTAACTCACTTCCTCTCTTCTTTGCTACATTTATAGGCGATCATGGGGTCCTTGATAGATCATCCAGCATAATTTTCTTCTTTCTTTTCAGCCCCACAATACGGGCATTTATCCACTCCGTAGCACCAATACCACTTCCCGCATTTGCACATCCAAAGTTCCTCTTCATCCTGCTCTTCCAGGTAACTTTCTGGATGCTGCCAGTCAACAGCTTCAAAAACCCAATCAGCAATTTCAGGCTGTCCATTACACATGTCCAAAAAATCCTGTCTGCTATATAAGGAATCACTCAGTTCCGGAATGTAGCAAATTCGATCTGAATGCTCTTCGTCCAGATAAGCCTCCTCGTCTTTGAAAATCCAGCCCTGCCTGTAGTAATCTCTTCTGATTTCTCCCGGCGTTCCTCTTTCTTCATCCGCCGGAACATATTCCCCAATTTTCAGATATTCTTCCTTCTCTTCAGTCATAGACAACCTCCCCGAATAAAGCGTACTGGATAATCGTGTCTGATACCGGAGCGTCAATCAGCGTGCAGTCCACTAAAAATCTATCTTCATGTGTTCCCGGATAAATGGTATCTTCATAGACTGGATGCTTCAGATAACGCTTCAACCCATCCAGGAATTTCTCTTTCGTCAGTTCCTCATACTTTTTTCCCTTCGCATCATACAGAAGAAGCGTTCCTCCTCGACTGATCTGGTCGCTGGCAAACTCTCCAAGGTATTCTCCCTGCACCTTTGCTTCAGCGCACCAGTGGTTGATGCCACCTTCCAGTGCCGAAACCATAATATCGTCAATATCCTCGTCCGTGACAAACACACTAAAACTGACCTCTAAAATCGTCCCGTTCTTTCCCATATCGCATTACCTCCATTACGATTTCTGAACAACGCCAACCGGTTCCCCGTAGTCTCTGCGCATATGAGCATCATGGCAACCATCTATCCGGTTCATGCTCCACTCACTATCATGGATGCTGAATGAAAAGTACCCATCATCAGCAATGGAGAAACTTGCCATTCCATGATGCCCCAGCTTTCTTAATTCCCCGATCAGATCATTCAAATGCGGCAAAGTCGCTCCGCAGAACGTCCTGAACTGCTCTTCCGTGATAACTTCCTGCTTATCCTTACTCATTCCACCATACCTCCAAACTCTAAAATCTTTTCTTTCGCATAGCTTTCAATCATTTCCGGGTAATCCTCACTGCGCCAGTCCATATCCGGATGTTCCTCCTCAAACTGGTTCGCCAAATCTACAAAATGCTGATTCCATGTGATACTGTCTATATCCGTCAGCTTCGGATGCCTGATTGCCAGTTCTTCGTATATTCGGACAATCTCTATGAGGTTTTCTGTCCGTCTGTTATATTCCAGTTTCTCTCCCACGTTTCTACACCTACTTTCTTCGCAATTCAATAACCGCCAGGACAATAACCACCACCGCATCAATCACTATCGCCGCCGCATTAAAAACGCTAAGCCCCTTCTGTATCACAATACAGATCAGCAATACCAGCAGCGCAACCAAAATTCTTCTCACTCTTCTCATTTACTTCCGCTCCTCTCTATGCTATACTAAGCAGACGGAGGGGAGTTCCCGCTCCCCATCCGCTGAGAACTGCTTGTTCAGTCAGTCAAACCAGTTAAGAATTGCTGTTACTATCACAGAAATGATAGAGATGACAGCTAAGATGATGTTGGCGAGACATTCACCTTTCTGGTATTTAAGAAGCTGCTGTTCAAGTAGTTCTTTTTCTGTCTGCTTTTTGGGCTTCTTCTTTTTCTTTCCCATCAAATCCTCCTTTCCAAACTTACCATCCGGTAAGTTTTTCTATAATCTTATCTTAGCCCACCCACCTCTGGTGTCAATCGAAAAGTTTATAGATTTCAGGATTTTACAGGGAATATCTGCTTTTGCAGTGATTGTGAAGTGCGTAGATCATGACATTTCTCGCTTTTCCGGTAAGCCGGTAAAATTCTTCATCGTCCATCGGCTGAACGCAGAATTGAACCGTAACCAGGCGGTCATTGCTGTCATATATTTTCGTACCATACAGAACATGAGCCGCTCCGGTTTCTTTCATCATTTTGGCTGCATCTCTCTCAAACTTCAGCAGTTCTTTCTGAATCTCCGACACCGGCATCTTTCCTCTCCGGATACAGCCTGTCGTATCCCTCATAGTCCACGTTACCATTCGTCCTCCTCCAAATCTTCCTCCCACTCTTCCGGTGGCTTCACTTCGTATCCACCTTCCGCATACCATCTACCGCAACCCGGACACTGAGTACATCCGTAATAACGTCCGGCAAGAAAGAACTCTTCGCCGCACTCGCATCTTGCCAGCGCCGGTACTCTATCCGAAGTCTTTCTCTTGACAACTCCCAGGCACTTAACCTCTTCCGGATGCTCCTGGCACCACTTGTAATTCTTTTCCGAGTAGGGATTCAACTGCACCTCTCCATTTTTCCAGGGAAACGCAAACCCGGCATCCGGATATTCCCGGTATATGTACTCCAAATACATTTCTTCCTGAACCTCTGTATGAGCCTCTTTAATAATTGTTATCATAGGCATCCTCCTCTCTCTCATGCGTTCTTTGCGTCTTCTACGAACTGCTCCGCTTCTTCCTTGCTGCTGAACCAGTCATGATAAATATCCTTGCGCCGCAGTGACTTTGACTCATTTTTCGGAGCCTTTACTACCTGGATGCTGTTCGTGATAGCTGCGATAACTCTGCCATCGTCATATACCGAAGAGGTAACACACCAGTACGTCTTCATTCCAGCTAGAGTCAGTTCGTAGGCATCCGCCTGTTCTTTTTCAAGCGGCTCTATGTAATCTACAAATCCCCATGCTTCTTCTCCGATTTCCTCACAGAAAATCTTTGTGTCAAAATTCTTGATCTGCTCAACTTTATCCCTGTTCGGGAATCCGCCCGGAAGAATCGGGCGCTGTGTGCTGTAATATCTTGTCATTTCTCTAATCCTCCCTAAAATGTCGCTCTGTCATATTGTCTCTGGCTGATTTCCCCGTTCTTGCAGAGACTATCAATCCAACAGGACCAGATGTACTGCACTCTGCAATAATCGTCCCGGCGCTCTCGCAGATACTTTTTGTAGTTGCCCTCATACACCTCGTTAATGAATTTTCTTTTCAAAGTCATTGCTCTCGCTCCTTCTCGGCAATATCATGCAATCATACATATAGCTGCCATACGCCATGCTTAAAACATCCGGTATGCTATCCGCTGTGCATTTATACTTGTCACGAAACATTTCTTCTAAAAGAACCTGCCCGCCATCGTATTCCGGTATATCCGGTTCAAGTTTGTATTGCTCATAATAAATGTAATCTACATATCCTCCTTCAACGTCTTCTGGCAAAAGATTATCTCCACTCCCTTCTGCAATCCGGATAATTTCCTGAGTCTCTGGAACATATATAAAAACATCGTCATATCCATCCTGCTTTTCTCCCCAGCAACTTTCTGTCCAGATAACTTCTGCCGGTGGTTTTCCATCATATCCTGATTTTCCGATTTTCTCCCACTTTTCCTTGTCATACCAGAAGCTGCAATTCAGACAGTTTTCGTGAATGTCCGGGTATTTATTTCTAAACTCCCTAACCGCATCGTTGAAATCAGCAGCCATTATAACGAGATATGTATTCTGATACGGGTATAATTTCCAGCTTCCAAAGGTAAAGTAATAGGCTTTCAAATCTGCACCTCCTCTACGCTTATAAGACTCATACTTCCATAAAGGCACTTGCTTTCGATCTCTCTTGCCTTCTTTTCTGCTGAACGGATTGTCTTTGCTTCAATGGTTCTTTCTGTCTCATATCCGCCATTTTTTAACTGAGGATTGCTCCTCCAAAATTTTGCTTTGTATGTTTTCATGTATTGGTCCTCCTTACCAACTGGTAATTTTTATCTTGTCATTATCTTATCTTACCAAACGGTAAGTGTCAATCATAAAATTTATTTTTACTTGATTTTTTGGAAACTAAACGATATGCTTTATATATGGAAGAAACTGCTGGAAGGATGAACTTCTGAGAGCCTCTGAAATGCCTCTGGATTCATTTTATCCTTTTGCCGAAGGAGATATTGAAAAATTCTGTAGGATTGACTGGGACTCGATACGTCAAAAAATCATTCTAAAATTTGTGCAGATTGTACATGTAGACGTGCGTGTGAGAAGCATAACCGCTGACAGCGGTTTGCGTATATATTCTTTTCTTTTATGGTTATGGTACTGGTAATGGTACTGGTACTGGTTACAGTGGATTTTCCGGCGGACTGTCCGTAGGATTGTCCTATGGACGAAGAAAACAGTTGACTTTTCCTGTGTTCCGGCATATTATAATATTAGCTAAGAAATCGGAGAGTATTCCGTAGCCAAAGCGAAACCCCAGAGAGGCCAGTCTCTGGGGTTTCTTTTTTGGGCTAGCTGTCTTTATTATTTCGGTCTAACCACTTGCGGATGTAATAGCCAGTTACACTCGCCACAACCGAAACAAGAAATCGGAGTATGTATTCCATAACCTCACCTCCTTTCTGCTGGAGGTGCGACAGCAAAAATATAATATCACATCGTTTCTAGGCTTTCCACAACTTTCGCAACAAAAAATCCCCTCCGCCGGTCAATTCCGACAGAGGGGTGTGTTTTTATTCTTTTACAGTCTCTTCGTATGCTCCAGTGCAATCCAACCTGCTCCGCTCTTTAAGCGTCCCCAGGTATATCCTCCTGCGCTCTTTGTTTCAACGATGGTGTAAACTCCTTTCGGGCAGAACCCATTCTTCCCATAATTCGTTCCCGGTCCTTTGCGGATATACAAATCAGAAATGCTGACCTGTACCTGGAAACTGCCGGAAGATGCCGCTGCGCTTCCGCCGGAAGAAGCAGCGCCTTTGTAGGTGCAATAGGCTTTATCCACATTGATCCAGCCCGCTCCGCTCTTTAATTTTCCCCATGAGCCATTCTGAATCTCCGTGATCGTGTACACGCCTTTGTCTTTGATGGAGCCATTCGTTCCGTAATTGGTTCCAGGACCTTTCCGAATATTGAGTTCCGCCACATTGACCTTGTACGTCCCGGTTTTGTAAGCAGAGCCAGAAGAAGCACTGCCGCCAGAAGAACTTGATCCCCCTGATGCGGCTCCAGCATAGGAGCAATAGGCTGTGCTGACGTTAATCCAACCTGCTCCAGATTTGAGTTTTCCCCAGGAGCCGTTCTGGATTTCAGTAATTGTGTAAGTTCCTTTGTCGGTAATAACACCGTTGATACCGTAGTTTGTTCCAGGTCCTTTGCGGATGTTGAGGTCTGCGACATTGACTTTGTACATACCGGTCTTGTAGTTTCCTGAGCCGCCGCCTGTACTTCCACCGCCGGTTGTTCCTCCGCCGGAACTCCCACTTAACTGTGCCGTTACCCGGTTTGCTACATCGCCGAGTCTGGAGTAAAGCCAGTCTCCAGGGCAGGATTTATTTGCAAACCAACGATGTACAGTCAGAACCATCTCGTTTGACTTCGGGCTGTAATTCAGAGCGGTATTCTTGTCCCCGAACCAGAGCAGCTTGGTCTTTCCGTTTCTCCGGCAAATGTCAACGCACAGCGCAATCAGCTTCTCATATACCGCATCTGTCATAGCGTACGGATGTGTCTTATCGCTGGCGCACTCGATTGTTACCGCCCTCTGGTCATTTGCGTTGCTGGAAGAGCACCAGCTTCTATTTCCTTCATCCACGCACAGGACCACTCGCCCGTCTTTACCGATGCCGTAATTACAAGATGCCTGTGCGCTTGAACTCGTAAAGCATCCGCCAATAGATTCCGCCGAAAGCTGCCCCACTACACAGTGCGGCGTGATCCGGTCGATAGCGTGTGTTCTTGCGCCGCTGTGGTTAGGGCTTTTCACTGTACAATTTACTAAGCTACTGTTACTCATACCTGTGTCCTCCTTGTCATACTGGGTTAAATCCCATCTCTCGATCAGGCTGCAAAGTTTGTCCACATAGGCGATGTCTGTGGCATATCCTCCAGCCTTAATCAGTTCTGCCGCTCTCCGGTAATCTTTCTCCCCGGAAAGCCCTTCGTATCTTCTCTTGCTGCCGTTCATGGCACCATTCAGGTAGCATGAATGGTCTTTGATACTTGTCAGAATGTCCGGATACTTGCGGAAGTCTGCCGTAATGGTATAGACTGTCCCGTCCGGCTTCTGCTCGTTGGTCTTCTTGGTGTACTTGCTTATCCCGTCCCATACGGAATCCCATGTGTTCCCGGAAAGAGAGCACTTCATACCGAACAAGTTGTTTGCATTGACTGCAAGTTCTGTACTGCCATACCCGGACTCCAGGCAAGCCTGCGCTGCCGTGATAGAAGCAAGCACTCCACTCGTCTTCATATCCTGTGCCGCAAGAGGACCGATCTTCTCAACAAATTCTTTTTCTGTCATGTTCGCCTCCATAAAAGGCGCCCCGGATTTCTCCGGGGCTGCGCTTACTGTTCATCCGTATTTTCTTCAATGGTAACTTCGGTTTCTGCGCCGATATTCGCCGCATCCGTCATGCCCTCTCCGATGATATAGGCGATAAGCGTTGCTCCGCCCATGATGATTGCCGTAACCTGAGTAACCGAATTGTCAGTTGCTCCTGCCGCAATCATAATCGGTGTTACGAATCCAACCACTGCCGCCCAAAACTTGCGGCTTGTCAGCTTCTTCGCCCAGTTAATGTTCTTCATAAAAACTTACCTCCTGTATAATTTTCTTTTTTAGGCTCTGTGAGCCTCTGATTGTTGTCTGGTTGCGTTTTGTTCCTATCAATGAGGATTTGTTTGCCCGCATGACAAAAGCCGAAAATAAAGGCGTATAGCCCTTACCTTCGGCTGTGCATCAGTTCACTGATTTTTTCTACTTCGTGCATCGGTATGACCTCCAGATTTCGCATAGCTGGCTGAACCTCAGAGTGAACATGCCCGTTCCCGTCCAGTTCCTCATAGTCCTTGAAGATCTTCCAGAACGCCTCTGCCTCCATCTCCGACCATGCCAGCATTGGATTCTTCTCCTTGCTGGTAAAATAGCGGTATGACTGCAAGAGCCTGTCTCTCAATTTATTCCGCTCTCTTTTCTGATTTGCGGCTTCGATTTCCTCCAGGCGGTCTATATTCTTTTTCTGCACTTCTTTCAGGTCGTTAATGGCTTCTGTGAACTTCTGCTGTATATCTATGCTTTGCTCCCTCCACTTCGGATAAAGGCTGATCTGGTCGAGACAGGTCTGGATTTTTTCATCTCTCTCCTTTTCCGTATCATGCTGCTCAATTACCTCTTTTTTCCACTTGTTGTACAGCTTTTTCATGTAGATAATTGCGGCAACACAGACAATCACGCTCGCAACCGTCAGTTCTCCAAATGCTTCAATAACAGCGTTCACGTTTCTTTCCCTTTCTTCATATTTTCTGCCCCATCCTTCCCATCACTACGGCTCTTCTCTAATCCGGTTCATTGTCCTCACTCTCCTCCCAGTTTACTCAGAAGGGAATCCATCTTACCGATAGATTCCCTTACCTCGCTGCTTATAATGAAATTTTCATAGTGTCCGATCTCAGCAATCAGCTTGCGGATTACTTCGTTTTGAGACTCTATGATACAGTTTTGTAGTTCAAGCAATTCCTGACTGCTCATAAGCCACCTCCTCCCGGTTCTTCTCATGGGTAAGAACCAGGTTATCCAGAATACTTTTAATCAGAGCATCGCTGTCACAATGCTCCAGCATACCGAGGTAACTTTGAAGTGTATCTGTGACATTCTGCATCGTAACCTCGTAATTGGCATATTTTACAGACATTCCCTTCAGCGCTCTTTTAATCCGGAGACTTGTACTTTTGCGGATTACCACATGGTCAGCCCACAGGCGGTATCCAACAAATTCTATCCCCTGGCTGATGGGGCGAATACAGGTCTTTTTATTCAGGTTCAATTCCAGTTCTTCCAACAAGAATCTCTCAATCTGATCTTTCCAAAAGCGAAGCTGCATTTTGTCGTTACCAAGGATAATCACATCATCCATATAGCGGATATAAAAATGGATACGTAGGACTCTTTTACAGAACTGGTCCAGCGCATCCAAATATAAATTTGCAAATACCTGCGACAATAGATTTCCAATCGGCATCCCGACATCATACAGGCGATCCTCCAGCGGCACATCTCCGGGTGAACACCCCGGCGGCAAGCCGAATGGCGTATGTTCGCAATCTATGATTCCGTACAGCACATCCAGCAATCTCTGGTCTTTAATCTTCTTTGCCAGAATCTTCTTCAATACCCGGTGGGATACTCTGTAAAAATATTTGCTGATGTCCAGTTTCAAATAAAACCACTGTCCATCTTTACGGCTCACTTGCTCCAGCCAGTATTTCAGTCGGTTCATAGCACTAAGAGAACCACGACCAGGTATGCAGCCGTAGGAATCCTCTATGTATCCTTTTACCGGCATCGGATTGATTACCCGGTAAATCGCCCATTGAATGATACGATGCCTGAACGATATTGACATAATCATTCTTTTCTTAGGCTCATAGATGTAAAATATAAAGTATCTGTCTATCTTGTAAGTGCCATTCAGGATTTCCTGTCTTAACTCGTTCAGCAAAGCCCAGGAATCCAGGTTGTAAATCAATACATCTTTGTTATATCTTCGTCCTCTGGAGGCATCCTCCAGGGCAAGGTACAAATTGTCCATCGAAAATATGGTATCGAAAACGTTCTTAATTTTCATCAATACCTCTTTACAAAATCTATGTGTTGCAGCTTTCGCCAAGGCTACTTGCAGCTTCCATAGCTGTTTCCGGTTTGTGTGTCTCCCCGGAAACGGCTCTACCCACCTTTCGGGAGCAGAGCCTTTTTCTCCTGCCTTTCAGCCCGGAGTGGAAATAGACTCCTTTATCCTCTCGCACTGTCCGGAGATTCGTAAATCATCCAGCCTCTGGCATATGAGAGTAAAGCGGAGCGGAAGCCGATGTTGCTGTTGGAGTTCGACCGAGGGTTGTTCAGGTTCACGTTGAACACGCCCGCATTGGAAGTGTTGTTCCAACTGCCGCCGCAAATCGGCAAACGCAATAGCCTATCCCCAAGGGAAACGCCCCGCCGTTTCAGCGGGGCTGATAACTTTTCTTATTCTTTTGTGGCGTATCCTCGTAAAGCCACTTCTTGTAGCCGCCGAGCATACTTCCTATCTCTTTGGAACGCCGTGTCCACTCACTGAAAGACGAGGAACCTTTCAAATATTTCGTCCTATGTGCAAGCGTTATAAAATCCTGAAGCGCTTTATTCTTCATGTCCAGATTTTTATGCGGCGTTTTCTTTGAGTACGACCACTCTAATTCATTTGCCAGTTCCAACATTTCTTCCATGCAAAGAGCTATCTTGTCTCCCAGTAATTTCTGATGTGGAACCGACCATTTCTCTATGAGAGGAAGTGCGTACTCTATCATGTCAATAATTTTCATCCGGATTTTCAGGTTTTCTGCTTGCTGCTCTCCTGTTGCCGTTTCATTCTTCTCTGTAAGCGCCACGGTATTCCTCCTTCGAAAGCTGCAAATGCTCTGCTACCGCAGAGCAATCAGTGTCTCAGTGTTACAGTTCGCAGAAAGCGGAGCGGAAGCCGATGTTGCTGATGGAGTTCGACCGAGGGTTGTGCAGGTACACGTAGAACACGCCCGCATAGGAAGTGCTGCTCCAACGGCCGCCGCAAATCGGCAAACGCTCACCAACAGGGTTGAACCAGTGGTAATCTCCGCCATAGTCTCCGCCCGGTTCATCCGGATAGAGCAGGAGCGCTTTTGCCAGTTCCGGAGCGGTCAGGCTTGCTGCAAGCGTCATGTCCTTGTACTGTCCTCCAACACCTGTGTCTGTTTTATATGTTGGAGTACCGCTTGTAAGCTGGATTTTGCTGGATACCCAGTCCCATTTCAGGGTGTCCGCCGTTCCCGGATCAACCAGTGTCCCGTCTTTCTTGATGGCTTTCCATTCTGTGGACTGCGCTCCCATGTTGGTTTCTGCCAGCATACTATTCGCATACGGGATAATCTGAATCTCAGAGCCGTTCAGTCTCATACCAGCGCACCACTCCCATACGTTTCCGTTGAGGTCAGCGATTCCATCCGGCATCCAGTTGTGATTCCATGTTGCCGGTCCGGAGCCGGTGGCGCATCTGGCAGGTTCACCTTTGTGGCTATCTCCAGTTTCGTATGATGTCGGGATTCCTTTCTCGTGAGGATAGGAAATGTCTTTCCCCCAGTTATTGTTTCCTCTCGGCATGGTTTCGTTTTTTCGACACCACAGCGCAATCGCGCACCACAGAGAATACGGAACCAGGCTCCATCCGTTTCCTTTGTTCCGGCAGAATGTCAGTGCCTGGTCGAAATTCACATAAGTCTTCGGATCACGCATCGGGAGACTGTATGCACGGTCATTTAGAACAATGCTCTGGTACTTCCCGACATAAATCTTATCTTTGTCCACCCCGCCTACCTTGAATCCAGGATGGACATTCTGGCTGCCGCCATCCATGATATCGGAAATATTCATTTTCGGGAAGGGAACCATGACAGAGGGCATTTCCATATCATCAAAAAGGACGGTATTCTTACCGCCCGACATCGCTTCAATCGCTAATTTAAAATCATCAAAATTTGGCATATCTTTTTAAACCTCCATTTCCCATAATCTGAGTTCACACTTGTCAATGTCAAAAGGAACCGCATCTCTGGTAGTGATTGTCGGAGATTCCATACTCTCCGTTTCTGCTTCCGGATCGTAGTTTGGGTTCGCCTCTGTACTCTCTGTGTATTTTCTCGCCGGAACAACCAACTGAGCCACATAGCGTTCTCCCTGCGAAGCGCCCATTACCAGACCGCCCGTATAGTCCTGGCAGATGTCAATAACCACCTTGTAGTCCCTTTCTTTCTTTGACACATCGAACATCAGATCGCCATCATTGAAACTTACGATTTTCCCCATGACCTCATAGGGGATAAATTTCTTGCCGTCCTCCGGCAGATATGTTACTTTCATCAGAAATACCTCCTTCTGTTCTGAGCCATGTTTACCGCTTCTCTGGTACGTGCCGCAGCGATCTCAGCGGCTTCCCGCATAGCCGGGTCCTGCCGGTCTACGCCGTAGCTTTTCATCACATGCTCTTCATCTTTTCTGCGGTCCTCATTCTTGATAATCACATTTGCCACTTTAGATACCTCCTCTCACATAGCAGTTCACTACCACCTGACTTGCTGATCCGGTAAAGGCAATCTTAAAACCGTTGAGCAGCTTATCGCTAAACTCAAATTCTCCAACAGCCCCGCCGGTCACGCTTACCACTTCACACTCCACTGTATAGTTCATGTTGTTTTTCGGAGTCGTAAGCTGGACCGTTTTCTTAGAGTTGTTATGCGGGTACTGCTGAGAGTTCGTCAGCGTAACCTGAATCTTTTCTCCAATCAGACTTTCCAGTTCACGGTTTACCTGAAGAAGATTCCGGCTGTTTTCGGATGCCATGAGCATAGCTTCCAGAATTGCCAGGTCCATCAAATTAAAATTTGTGGCGTTCTGAGGTGTTCCCTGCTGCAATACTTTTCCGGGCGATGCCGTATGCTGAATCAGCCCGTCTCCCAGGTCTTCTTCCTGGAATCTGCCCGGATACTGGACTACATGGTCTTTCCAGTTCACAAGTTCTCGCATTATTCCTCAACCTCCCTTTCGCTGATTTCCAACTGGCAGATATAATAAAAGCCCTCCGCTACAGAATCCATCTTCAGGGATTCCTGTTTGGAGAGCCACAAATCATTATTCGTATCATACAGTTGGATTTCTGTGACGGTAGCTGCGCCTGTGGCTTCTGTCTCAATCTTGAACATGATTTCCACAAGCCCTTCTCCATTCACTTCAACAGATTCGATCTTCGCTTTATGATAGGTCGAACCAATCTTGTACTTCGCATAGGCAATCGTGCGTTTCGTGTAATCACGGTAGCCCTGGATTGCCTTGCTTGTCAGTAGCTTCATCTGCCTACCTCCTTCTTTATATCTCAAAGGTATCCCCACAGAGCCGGTATCTTACCTGATACGATTCTGTAGTAACCTCTGGAGCCACACCTTTTTCAGATTCCGATACCCCGGTGGATATTCCCGGTCTGGTTCCGGTTTCTGTGTTTCCGGTCATCCCATATACAGCTTTCGTTGCTTCTGTTTCGGGAAGAATTTCTGCGTCTGCCGCCGCTTCTTTCATCCGGATGCTCACGACCGGCTCTGTTCCAGCCAGCTTGTTCTGGAATTTATGCCCCTCTCCGTCAGTCTCTATTTGAACCTCCGCCGCCGAATATACTGCCTGTTTCTGGATTTCGGGATATGTACCGGTTTCCATGTTCTCGCTGGCTTCCGGATAATCTGCCAGATAGCTTTCCGTATTCCCTTCGATGTCTACAGCGCCACCTGTGATTTTCAGCCCCACGCTGGTCTTCGGGTATTGACCCGCTTCTCCGGAATTTCCCGCCATTGGAGATGCAGTCTTGTAGCCTTCAGCAGACGGCAAAATCTGTACTCCGGCATCTATGATCCGGAGTCCTGTGCTTACCATCGGAACCGTTCCGCATTGTGTGTACTGGTTCTTCCACTTCTGAGTTCTCCCGCATATTTCTATCCTGGCTAATGAGGTAAAACTGAGGGTAAAAGCCACATGCGACTGTTTAATCTCTTTCAGCTTTTTGATAGCCGCAGCCACATCCACCACATTATCCCCGGATTCCAGCTTCACGGTAAACGTGTTCACTGGTCCGGATTCATCGTCTACATGGGCTTTCCTTCCCGTGATATTCTCCAGAATCACTTCCATGCGGTAAGGGTTCATCGGCGAGCGTTCATCACGCTTGCTGTAAATGTTCCGTCTGCGTTCTTCATAAGGCATACCCTCACGCACCGGTAATCCGTATTTCTGCTCATGGTAACGCAACCCCCACGTTGCCGTTTCCGGAAATGCCTGATAGGGCAATTCTTCTATAAACCGTCTGGCTTCATCCATTTCCAAGCCCATAACTTGGAAAATCCATTTCCCGACATAGGACTTATCATAGAACCCTCCGGAATCCACTGATTCCAGCATCCTCTTTGCTGATTCACTGGTTGGGAAGTTTTCTAAATCCATGCGCTCACTTCCCTTCTACGAAAATGTAACTTCATCCGTTTCCGGATATTCGTCCTGGTCCAGCGTGATATTATCTTCCGTCCCGTTCATCTTGAAGTCTGTAAAATCCAGAACTCCTGGCAGATTTGTAAGCAGGGCGTGTACCCGGTTGTACCGAACCACATTTTCCAGCTTTGCCGATGAATAGTATTTCATTACTTCATCTTTGAAATCTGACTCAATTTGTTCAAGATTCGTAGTGCTATCGTAAGATAGCCCGGTACAGGAATAGCTTATCAGCTTCGTATCCGCCGCAACCACAGTCAAGTCAGCACTTCCCGTTGGCATGAGTCTCTTTTCTCTGTCGTTTGGAGAAACAATGTGGTCGTACACCGCCTGAACCAGCCGTTCATTTGCCGGTCTTCCGTTGGAATCTACCAAAACCAGTTTTACGGTTCCTGGTCCGTTCCATGTCGGAACTACAATACAGTCTCCGATGCCCGTGACTTCCTTCGCCCACCTTTTATAATCAGAATCATTCCCAATGTAGGAGGTCCCCTCGGATGAATACGCCTCCATGATTCTTTCACGATATGCTTCATTACCTTCTTCATCCGTTCCTCCGGTAATATCTTCCTCATTGTACAGTTTGGTGATACCTTCAATCGGCGTAGACATCAGAATGACTGTATCCGCTTTTGTGTTCGAGGCAATACCTCCAACTACCGCTGTGACCGATACTGTTACCTTCCCTTCTTCTGGTATCGTCACCTCTTCGTCTGTAACAAATTCGATGGATGGTCCCACATCCGTTGCCGGTGTGCAAACTATGAATCCTGATGCAATTCTGGTTTCTGGAACCCCCTCAAAGGTAACATTCCCGCTGGCTTTGTTGGCTTCTTTCCTGGTAACGCCCTTCTGTCTGCCGTGGTAGTCCAGCCATTCATCCCAAGCCCACTGCGGGAACATAAGCATGAGCGTCCGAACCAGATGAAACTGGATCAGTTCTGATTTTTCGTATGCTGTAGGCATGGTAAAGTCATACGGGAACCCTCCTGGCATATCGTCTATATCGGCAGGCAGATTCTCCATCATGCGCTCCTGTATTTCCTCCGGGGTGCATCCCGACACAAAATCCGGCGCTACAAATTCATACTGTTCTGTTGCCACTTCTCTCACCTCCTTGCACGATTTCCTATGGTTACTGATAAGGGAAATTCTTCCCAGTCAATCCCTTTCACGGTAAAACTGCAAAACAGTTCATCTCCATTCCAGGTAAATTCAAATTCCCGAACATATTCTGTCCGGGGATTTACAAGCAGCGCTTCTGTGATGGTTCGTTCCACAGCAGATTCCACCGCAGCGTCTGTCTTTTCTTTTAAAGCTGACTCCATCTCTGTCCCGATAGAATCTGGATAAGCAAGACACGCCCAGCGTTCCGTGTTTACTACTTTCACACACCAGACACGGTAAGCATCCCGCCCATCACACTCCATAAGCTGATTTGCTCCATTTCGGACAAAATCTCCAGTTTCCAGGTCCCACGCAACGCTCGGCTTATATTTTTCATCGTACTGCTCCGATTCCTGAATCAGCTCCGGAACCTCTACGGTAGGAAATAAATAATTTTCTGACATCCCGCACCTCCCTACAATCTGCTGGCAGGAACGATGACATCAATGACAGTCACCTCATTCTGGACCCATGCCACCAGCACACGATCCCCCGGCCTTACCGATGGCACAGGGATTGTATGGCTATGATAGCCATTTCCGGATTCATGCCCGCTGTGTTCGCCGCCATTTGTACCGAGTGATAAACCTCCGACATGTCGGCACACCGTATAATCCGACTTAGGTATTGGCAATGGAAACGTATTCGTTTTTAAGCTGTAATCCGCTTCAATACTCCCATAATCCAGAACCAGCGGGGATTCACTTTGCTTTGACATCCTTTGTGCCAGCACCTTTCCGAGTTTACTTGCTCCCGGATTTCCTTGATATGGCATATAGCCTCACCTCCTGTTATTCAAATGTTCCGTCATCCACCCAGCCGTACACATTGCTTCCGCTGTCTACGTGGATCAGATGCCACGGATGCGCTTTTCCGGAGCCGTTCTTTATGGTTATCTTTGCCTTTCCTGCCCTGGCATTGTATCCTTTTGCATCCGGATAGGAAGAAACATAATGTGTTCCTCCCTTGAAGTTCACAATGTCTCCGACATTATAGGACTTCGGCGCTGACTGATGGTTCTGCACCACAGGCTCCGCAACCGCTTTCTTCAAATCCATTGTCATTGACATGCTGTCTGCATTGTGCCGGATTCCCTTCACGAAGTAATAATCATTCAGTGTTCCGGCAGTGATATGAACCAGATCCCCTTTTCTCACAAAAGGGATGTCCGGAGACTGTACGGTGATTTCTTCATCAACCTGACCTTTATCATTGATGATGTCCTGCGCCGCTGACTGAGCATCGCTTACGCTGTCATCCTTTCCACGAACATATATCTTCTGCCGGATGCCAAACTTGGTCTGCCCGTTTACCACAGCTTCTACACTGGAGCGTCCGTCATCGTCTTCCTGCCCGATAACCTTTACCCTGGTAATCATTCCGGCTGTACTCATTTTGTGGGAAACCTGTTTTGTGTTATCCACCTCAAAATGATATACGGTCTTGTTGCTCCCCCACTGGAGAACACTGACCTTCCCTTTCGCAGCCCGGATAAAGGCATCGCCGCCGCCTTTCTTTTTAGCATCATCCAGAATATCCAGCAGCACATCCGCCAGGGATTCTGTCTTATATGCCAACTTCCCATGCGTCACATCCGGACCGTCATACTTCTCTGTCGGTATCTGCCAGTTATCAAATATCTGAGTAATCGCCGACTTTGTGCCAATTCCGGAAGAATAATAGATAAGGTCCTGGCTTTCTTCCAGGTTGTAGAGTTCGTCATAGCATGTAACGTCCACCTTGTCTTTACTTCCGGACAGAAGCGGTTTCCAATCTGTGATGTACCCTCTGGCTACTTCTTCATCTATGGAGCCGTCAGTAGCAAAAACGCCGACCAAACATCCTGGCTTTGCCAGGGATGATATAAGACCGGCGCTTGTTTTTTCATTTTTTGCTGTGAAGGAAATTCTGACAGCCAATTCGCCGTCATTTTCTTCCCACCCAAGGTCTTCCACAAATTCCTTGATGTTATACTGCTTCTTGCTTTCCGTCATTACCACCAGGCGGTACTTGATTTTCGATATATCAATCATGCTCCACCTCCATTATGGTATTGTCAAAACGGTTCCTGGGAAAATCCAGTGCCCGTGGTCGCTCCCTCTTCCCCCTCTGCGGCTGTTTGCCACTGATTCTATGGTAGAGGCGTTAGCGTCATATAGCTTCGTCCAGTTACTTCCCCCTCCGAGCATCCTTGAAGCAATCCCCCACAAGGTATCTCCACTCACGACTGTATAGGTTTTCTTCGGTGCTGGCGTAGGTCGTGGAACCGTCTTCTTCACAAATGCCGCAATCTTCAGTTCAGATGTAGTGTAGATTTTCAGTTCTTTATTGATAACAAAGCTAATGGAGTAATCAATGTTTCCAAACGCTCCTGTCTCCACCGGTTCAAACTCGCTGATTGTGACATCGTAGTTGATTGTGGTTTCCGTAACCATGAGCCGCAAAACCGTACCATCTTTCATCCAGTCCCGGAGTTTCTTTATACATTCAGAGGGCGCTGTCCATTCCCGACACAGCACCTCATTTCTCTTTGCCTTTCCGAAAAAAACGCCGTCCCAGGAGACGCTTTCCGCTTCTGTCCCTCTCGGAATTTTTACTGCGCCTTTTCCGATAATGTCATAGCTTTGATAATTCGTCCCAAACTTCGTCTTTATATTTTCCGGAAGAACCGGAAACGTGAAGCTGGAACTCTTATTTTCCACTTCATTCAAGTAAATATCCATCCTCACGCCTCCCCCCTTACCGGCATGTTGGAGAATACCATCTCCAGCCTTTCTGCAAGTTCTCCACCTATTTCATCCGCAAGTTCTTTCATATGCGCACGGACAATTCTGACAATATCATCTTCATTTCCGTTGCTTCCGTTAATCTGGAATGTAGGATTCATGGTTACACTGACGGATACCTCCGTCTTCCTTCCTCCGTCTTCCTGATCTGCTTTTACAGGAATCGCATCTGTGATAGGTGTATCGTCTGTAGTGTCCTCTGAGAACTCGTTATTGCCCCGTGGTGCCTTTGAAAGAGTTTCATTGATGTAATTTAGGTCATCATTATTTTGCAACGGATTTGGGCTATATCTCGGATTACCAATCAACCCTCCATCTGCATATTTTCTGACTCCCAGTAATTCTCCTGCTTTTTCCCACAGGCTAAGTCCTCTGCTTCTCCTTTTCCCTCCAAGGGGAATGATTGCTTCCGGTCCATCTTCTCCAACCCATGAAAGAATCGGGCTGTCTATGATGTCACCCTCTGCATTGGATGCGATGCTCGCATTGACCGTTGCCGTTCCGGAGCCTCCGCCGGAGAAGCTGATTGTAGCTGACGGGTTCGCCAGCTTATAGTTTGCCGTAATTGTAACCGGCGTAGTCGTATTGAATCCCGGCGCAAAAGCCGTGTCAATCGCTGTGCCAGTATTTCCCTTCAGCGTAGTAATGGCTGAATTGATCGGTGCCATATCCGTATTCTGGATAGAACTTCCAACTCCACTCCCAACCGCCGTTCCGATGCCGGAATAATCAATAGCTGCTATCTGTGACGGAAGGCCTGTGCTGATATTTTCTGCCAGAGGTGCATAAGCGCCGGACAGATCAACCGCAGCCATCTGCTCATAATACTCTTTGGGAAGCGGACCGATAAAGTCAATTCCCGAATATGCGCCGCTCATATCCACACTGCTGAAAGCCGATGTGATCTGCTCCTGCATACTCTGAGGAATCGTCTCCGCTACGCTGCTCATCATTTCTGTAATCGCCGTCTGAGTTTCCATGCTAAGGCTGTCCAAGCCGAGCCACTGAGATGCAGTTTCGGTATCCCATGATGTCACGTCTACACCGCTTGCCATCGCATTGTGCAGAGCCTGTTGTAGCTTTTCCGCCGTGGTTCCAGACAATTCCGGCAGAATCCCGTCCAGTTCTTCCGAGTATGCTTCCGCAATCGCTTCCAACTGAAAGTTTTCTACAGTAACTGACATATCGGAAATTTTGGCTTCATATCCATCTGCCAGTGCCTGTAGCTGTTCATCGTACTGTTCTTGCGTAATGGCACCTTCGTCCAACTGTAATTCAAGGCTAGCAATGCCAACCTTCAGGGATTCATCATAGCTTGATGTAGCGCTCTCGACCTGTTCCTGCAATTCTGCCTGGAGTTCCGCAAAGGAATCCGCATCCAAGGCAGCCCCGCTGTATTTGATTTTCAATGCCTTGAACTCTGCTTCGGTCTGGATGTCCGCTACCTTCTGCGTGATCTCTGTGATCTGGTTCTGCAAGTTGGTAATCTCTGCCTGTTCGTCCAGCGTGATGACTCCATCCTCCAGCGCCACATTGATCTTTGCCGTCAACTGCGAACCAATAGAATCTATCTGCTCCTGCAGCCCTGCGTATGCCGCATTTAGACCAGAGGTCATATCCACGTCAGAATCCGGTTCGATCAGCAGATCAATCGCCGTCTTTGCCTCGTAGTGCTTACTTTCTACATAGTCGGCTGCATTCTGAATCAAGGCATCAATACCGTTCACATATTCCTGGATGTCGGTATCGTCAAACTCCAGCCCCAGGCTCGCTTTCCAGTTCAGCTTATCCATATTGGAGATAGCCGACTCCATATTGCTATATGCCTGTTCTGTCTGTGCTGAAGCATCCGCAAACTTCGTGACCGCTTCGATGTTTTCTCCAAATGTCATCTGCTTTGCAATGTCCTGAATTTCCTGCATGGAGAGTTTTATGTCTCCGAAGTGATCCTTCAGATTCGTCCCAACCGCTTTCTGGAATAGTTGACCGAACTCTTCTGCTGTCATGCTTGTATCAGCCAGAGCATCTTTTAGTTCCTGAGATTCGTACTTTGCCTGTTCTTCCGCCAGGGCAAGTGCTTCCGCCTCTTCCTGTGCAGCCTTGAGGTTCTCTTCGTACTCCTTCTTTGCACTGTCTCCTTTGATCCAACCAGCGATACCGCCAACTCCGGCTCCGATCAGGGCGCCGACAGCCGTTCCCAGTCCAGGGATAACGCTTCCTAGGGCTGCGCCCGTAGCTGCTCCGGCAGCCACACCGCCGACTTTCCATGCACCGGATTCTTTATAGGCAGCCGCTTCTTCTTTGTTGTCCGATGTGAAGCCTTTGTACAGGTCCATTCCGCCGCTGATTACTGTGGCTCCCCCGACTGCTCCACCAGCAACTGCTCCGAGTCCGAGTGCAGACAGCGCTCCAGCGGATAACGATGCCCCTCCTGCCAGATTCCCGGCTCCCAGTTTGATAGCTGTGTTTGCGCCAAATCCGAGTAATCCTGTGCCAGCACCAGCACTTCCGATAATCCTGCTTCCCAGTCCCGGCACTACCGTGGTTCCTCCGCCTGCGGTTGTGGTAGTCGTGCTTCCAAACAGAGTTTTTCCCAGATTGAACGCTCCTTTTCCTATTCCGAATCCCGTGCTGAGTAGCGGTGTTCCTATTTTTGCTATCAGCGCCGCCGACAGCCATGAGGACAGGTCTGCCTCTTCTCCTCCCGGAAGTATCTTCGCAGCGTTGGAGAAAATACCTTTGATGGCTTCCGACAGTTTGCTCATGATTACTTTCGTGTCGAACCCGTCAGCAAATCCCTTTGCAAAGGCGCTTCCGATGTTCTGCCCTTCATCCAGAATTCCATCAGTATCTACGCCGAGCAAGGTCAGGATTCCTCCGGAAAGAGCTGTCCCCAGTCCACGACCGAGCGATCCGGCTTTTCCTACAAAGAAGTCATGACCTTTCGTATCCCACCATTCAGAGAATGGCTGAGCAATCAGTTCATCCCAGGCAATTCCAATCTTTCCGAAAATATCAGCATTAGCCCATTCATCTGTATTTGTAAACTCGTCAATCTTGTCTTTCGTTTCAGCAATTTTCTTGTCAATCGCATCAAATACTTTCAGCCCAAATTCCTCTATTGCCGGCATGTTCTCCTGAATCATATCTGACAGGGCAATAATGTATGGCTTCAGACGCTCTCCCCAACTAAGCTGCACCGTTTCAATCGCACCGCCAAGCTGTTCAAGCGAGCCTTTCAGGTTATCCTGCATTGTCCCTGCCATCCGGTCTGCCGCACCCTGAGAATCATTGATAGCCTCTGTCAGCTTCTTATAGTCCTCTTCGGAGGTATTGATGATTGCTAACATTCCAGCCATCGCTTCTTTGCCGAAAATGGTACTCGCTGCTGCCGTCTGCTCTGTCTCTGACAGCCCGCCGAGACTGCTTCTCAGGTTATCCATGACACCCTTCAGGGTTTTCATATTTCCTTCGCTGTCAGTGAGGCTGATTCCATATTTCTTCATAGCAGCCGCCATGTTATCTGTCGGGGCAGCCATATTTGCCAGGGCAGTCTTCAATGCAGTTCCAGCCATACTGCCCTTTACCGCATTGTTTGACATCAGACCAAGGGCGACTGAGGCATCCTGGATAGAATACCCCATCGCCCCCGCTACAGGTGCAATATACTTAAATGCTTCGCCCAGGTCGGATACGTCTGTATTCGTGGCGGATGAAGCCACAGCCAGAACATCTGCAAATTCCGCAGTATCCTTCGCCGTCATTCCAAAAGCCGTCAGCGCATTGGAAACAATATCGGTGGTAGAGGCGAGGTCCAGACCGTCAGCCGCAGCAAGGCTCATGATTCCGCCGATACCGTCTATCATATCCTGTACTTGCCAACCAGCCTGTGCCATATAGGTAAATGCTTCAGCCGACTCCGTTCCGGAGAATTTCGTCTGCGCTCCCATCTCCTTTGCCTTCGCCGTGAGTGCTTCCATCTCCTGGTTATTCGCATTTGACAGCGCCTTTACCCGGCTCATGGTCGCTTCAAAATCTGCGTAGGTATCTACCGTGTCCTTCAGGCTTATGCTTACCCCAAGGACAGCCCCTACTTGAAAGACGGGATTCTTTAGCAGATTGATAATTCCACGAATTGGAGACGTTGCCAGGTCAATCGCTTTCATGGTAACATTCCACGTCTTCCCGCCTATGGTCTTCAGTCCGGTTTTCAGCTTATCCAGTATCGGAGATACTTTATCTTTCGCTTCGAGAAGAAGCTGATATTTCTGCTTCGCCCAGCTAGACAGGCTTTTCTGCATCTTATTTGATGATTTATCAAACTTGGAAACCTCTTTCCCAGCTTTTTCTACGGAACTTTTTGCGTTCTTAGCCGCTTTCTCCATATTTTCCAGGTTATCCGTAATATTCGACAATTCCGGCTCTGTCCCGTCCGTGACTTCAATCGGAATTTCTATCCTTACTGTCTCTGCCAATTTATTCCCCTCCTTCCTTGTAGGATTCCAGCGTCACCTCCATCGAGGCAAACAAAAAAGCCCGCACCCCGGCAGGCTTCTGGTAAAATTCATCAGGTGTGATACCTGTTTTCTGGAAGATGTGATGCAATAACGTAGCCTTTCCTCCGGCTTTTATGAGTTTTTTGCTACTTCCTCCAGGTTGTCGCTTTCATATCCGCTGAGTTTGTCAATCGCTTCGATGATGCGGTCTTTCTCGCCGCTTTTCAGTGTGTACTCAATAACATCCAGACCATTCATAATCTGGAATCCCTTCTGGTTCAGGGCATCCCAAATTTTCTTGTTATCCCACAGATTCTCTCTGTCAGACTGGACAGTCGCTTCATAAATGAGCGCTGATCTGTATTTCACCGTATTAGTGTCTTCCGGCAGCTTGATGCCAAGCTGCTTATTCCGAACATACTTCGTGTGCTTCGTCTTGCATCTGTTGTACTCCTCTTCTCCGAGGGCACGAATGCTGAACGCAAAATACAGTGTGCCATTTCTGATAATCTCAATTCTCTGAGTTTCATCTGTCTTATAGTCCGCCGCCGCAAGAAGTCCCTGAATGAAGTCTCCTTCAAACATTCTGGTCTGTGCCTTATTCTGCTCTTCCGTAAATTCTCTTTCTTCTACCTGTGCGGTTACTTTCTCTTTTTCCATTCTGGTTTTCCTCCTGAAATAAAAATTTCAGGGTATTGCGTGTGCAATACCCTGTTCGTTATCATTGTCAGCCGATAGAAAGCAGGCTCTGCAGTTTCGGCGGTCTGTTCACAAAGAAATTCCATGCTCTCTTGATGACATCGCCTACTGCGATATTCTGTAAATCAACCTGTCCGGAAGGCAGGCAGTCTCTGTAAACAACACGCTCCTCAGAACCGTTCAGCCCGGTAAGCGTTCCCTGGAAATCCCAGCATGGTGTGATGCCGGACTCCATCGCCTCAAACAGTTCCTGGATAAATGCGTCATCCTCTACGACAACCTGCGTCATCGTGAGGTTTACTGCGTAGGATGCAGAAGTCTCATGCTCCTGCGGATCGCCCAGAACATTGTACTTTGCATTGTTCCAGGTCACGTTGGATGTAAAAGTCTCCACGCTCGCCAGCATTACGCCGTCTTTATTATAGAACGCTCCATCTTTTCCGGTTCTTGCATGTCTGGAATCCCCGGCTGCTCTTACGTTAATAGGCATAACTCACTCCTCCTTTACTCTTCGTTGGTGCTGAATCTGAAATAGTACATCAGGTAGATATGTTCTGCGGAATCTTTGTCGATGCAGTCAATCTCGAACCATGCACTGTCTCCATCCGCCTGATATACGGTACTCTCCGTAACTGAGCAGGCGGTCAGCTTTCCTTCTTCGATCATCGTATCTCCGATACCCTGAAGCTGGCTGATGATGGTCGCTCGCCCATTCTTGTCGTTGTCTACTTTTCCAACCAGAGAATCTGCCTGGTCATTCATTCTGGTAATCATTTCATACCTGGTCTTAGTTCTCCGGATTTTCTTCCAGCCGTCATCCTGGTTATCCGCCGGTGTGACAAGGGTGTTGATGGCATTATCAATCCATACCTGCTTGTTCTTGTTCACGCTGAGGACAAGGCACCCGGACTGCTCCGCCTTTGTCATCTGAGTCGGTGTCAGGCGCTCGTTCAGCCCTGTGACTTTATCCAGGACCGTATGCGTCAAGGACGTGTTCGCTGCGCAAGCAGCAATCATCCCGGCAATCTTAGCTGCTGTCTGGTATCCGTCAATCTCCCCGTAGGAAGTGCTTGATACAGAGCCATTCAGCACATAGATCATCTTCTCAGAATTGTACGCTGCTGCATGAGCAATTCTATCTTCCAGGTCTACGGTACTCTTTTCTCCGACAACTCCCATCGCCATCTGTCCGACATCGAAGATGCGATCCAGGAAAGAATCTAACAGCCCGTGGACTGCCTGATCGTCCGTGTCCACACAAACCGTATTCAGGAAGTACGGTTCCAGGGCTTCAAACCCGTTGCTGTAATCCTGAACCTGAGTTGTCGGGTCGGTTCCGGCTGTCATTGCGGTCTGTGTTACTGCCGCCAGTTCTCCGCTCGCACTTCCAACCTTTGCCACCGTAAAGTTTTTGGAATTAGAAAAAGCAGCTACCAGAGCCGCTACTTCGTCATCTCCTTTTGCAAAGGTCACTTTTTCAAATTCTTTCGTTCCGTCATAGATAATGCACTCTCTCTGAGTTTCATCAGACAGCTTATCTTTTACGGAAACTGTGAACTTTTTGGAACCCACATACTTCGATGTGATAGATACCGCCTCTGTGTCTCCTTCTTCCAGATTCAGCTTTACATTTCCCTGGGTTCCTCCGTTTCCGACACGGCAGCATACTGCTGTACTCGCACCTCCCTCGAAAGCAAGACCGATTGCGTCTGTGGTGCCTCCGTTTCCGTAGGTGGAATAATAACCATCGTCAGCGCTGATCTCAACCGCTTCATTTAACGGTCCCCAGTCTGATTTGAACAGAACACCGGCAATTCCATTGATAGCACCGGCAAGCGCTCCATCGCCCTTTTTATTGACGTTGAAATACCCTCCCGGTCTGACTTTGGTTTCTCCGATCATAAATATCCCCGCCATCTACTTAACCTCCTTCTTCATGAAATTCTCAAAAATTTTCTTCGCTTCCTCCCGTGTTACCTGAGTTTTACCAGCAAATCGGAAGGCAGCCGATACGCATTCTCTTTTTGTTCCTGCCCCAAAAACAGACTCCGCATTGTCTACCAGTTCCTGAACTGTATAAACTGATTCGGACCCTTTCTTTTTTGGGGTCTGTTTTTCGGGTACAGTAGTTTTCTTCTCCATATGCTCCTCCTATCTGAAGTTCGTGTTGACTTCCGTGATAATATGTGGCTTATTCTTATATCTAAGCAGCCCGTATCGGGCCGTCACAAGAAGCTGTCCCTCTTTCAAATAATCCGCTTTGGTATTCACTTGCAGCCGATTTATCTTCATCGGGGATTTGTCCAGCATAACAACTTCTCCCGCAAGGGACAGGCTGTTCGCCAGAGCCATAAGCCACTTTAACCGTATGTCTGCCGCCGGACATAAAACATGAACGGCAATCTTACCATCCATCCATGCTACTGTATTGGTTTCTCTGCTCTTCTCCACGCTGTCCAGTCTGCAATAGAAGACCGGACTCTTCGTCTCTGCTACCAGGAAATGCTCTATGTGATCTGCTCCCAGTACGAATGTTTCCGGCATTTCTGCCTTTATGTACTGGTTCAGCGCCACTACCGGGTCCGGATCAGTCGTTTCCTGACTGACATATTCAAGGATATCAAATCTAATCTCCATCCCTATTACCTTGGTATCGCTCCCGGTTTCTCTGGTAGAAATCTCAAATGAATCCGTCCTCGCCCACGCAAAACAGTAGGGGAATCCTCCATCCGGACGAATGAGCAAATCCTTCAAGCATTTTTTCACTGTCGGTTCGATTCCTTCCGGCGGAATCCCCGACTCATCGCAGAGAAGGCTAATCTCCATTGTGCCGGCGCTTTTTCTTTCCTGGTCTGCCTGCATATCTATGGCATATACAATTCTTGGGTATTGCCCTGCCGGTCCCCAACCTTTCTGATTGTCTGCCGGTGCAGACTGGAAGAATACTGCCGGTCTTTCCGCAAAAGTTGTCAATAGTCCGGCAAGGTCTTTATCTTCTGTGAACCACTTATGGATCAATTCCTCCAGCGTCATCTTCCTCACCATCCTCTGCTCTGTATTCCTCCACGGCGCTCATATCTTTGGACCATCTCACTTCCCATTCTCCCGATGCAACTTCGTCTGCCAGCAGGAAGAAATGGTTCGTGACATTTGCGATCCCCGGATGATACTGGACTGTGATCTGCTTATCCGTAACCGCTGTCACAAATCCAGCTTTGCCCTCGGTCCATGTGCGATGCTTCGCATAGACCAGATACCCTTTTTCTATCTGTGCGGTATCAAACACTTTTTCTACCGAATCTACTATCAGTCCCATCTCAGCCCTCCTTAATCATACGGTTCACTGTAGATTGACAGGATTTCCGGAAGTGCCTTTTCGGTAATCCGGTCTTTGTAGGGACGTGGAGCCATTCGGCTTGTACCATTCTCCAAATACCCGGCATACCGCTGTTCACTTTCCAGCGCCGCAATAATCTGCGTTCCTCCGGCAACACTTCCTCCTTTTACTTCTCCATGCCAGTTCAGCCGAAGCGCACCGCTTCTCCTTGCCGGTGGCTCTCCCGGCGCCGATGCCGTGTAGGTGGCTTTACTGTGCAGCTTTTTGTAAACTCTGCCGCTTCGCTGCCCTTTCAACACATCCAGTTCCGCATTGCGGATGGCGTTTACCGCTCTGGTTCCTCTGGACACAGCCTGTTTACCCACACTCTCCACAACCTTATCCACAGCGATTTTCAGCGATGATCCATAACTCATTTCACATCCATCCTTTCTTCCACGTAATAGATTGTGCAGATTCCAAGGTCCCCGGCATCATCCAACCCTTGAACCAGAAATACCCGGTTCCCCATAACCAGCTTATCCTCTCCTTTTGCCCGTGGTCTTCCTGTCTGAACAATGGTATGAGTGATAGGATGCTGAAGCTGCTCCCATCGTCTTTTCTGCCGTGGATCGGCTTCCGCCAACACTCCTCTCAACATCTTCACGCCATCGTCTTTATAAGTCAAAGCCGGTCTTCCAGTTGGGCTTATGTCAGTCTTGCTTTCTTCTACGATAAAATCTTTCAGGAGGTTTCCGGGGCGCAGATACATCATCGACCTAATCATCCTTCCGCCTCCCTGTTTTCCATCATTCCCGTATAGAAATACGGCGGCTTTGACCTTCCATCTGGATCAGCACCATATCTCGGAACTGTGAGAGAACCATTTTCCACCTCTTTCTTCAGCTTCTCGTAGTCCTCCCGCCACAGCTTTGCCCTCTCACCAAAGGTAAAGGACAGTGGACCTGTCTTTGTATCCGGCTCGTATGCGAATCTACGGCATATACTTTCCAGCAGAGCCAGCTTTGCCCGTTTCCACTTTTTGGGAAACATTTCTATGGCAGCCGTAATTTCTTCATCCGTGAGGGCGGATGTATCAGAGCCGCCCTCAACCATCGTATCGCCCAACTCGAAGCGCATACGGTCTTTCCCGTTATCACTGATCTTTTCCGGTTCGTATGTGTACGTCCTTCCCATCAGGCATCACCCTTTTCTGTATCCTCCGTCTCCTGACCAGCTGTAATCTGTGCGGCTCTTTCTTCCGCAGCTTTTTGAACACCGCTTCTGGAATCCACTGTTCTCAGAATCAGCAGTGCATCCAGGTCATCCATCTCCGCAATATCTTTCTTCGCATCCTCTACCTTTTTCTGCAAGATTTTGAAGACGGATATTACCGTCTGAGAACTCGTGGTTACCTCCAGGATGCCTTCTTTTGCTTCGATAGGTATTGTGATTAGGGTATCTCCGTTTTCGTCCGGGAATGGGCGTGTAGCCGTCTCTGATAATTCCGCCATCGGAATGTCGCCGCCTATCTCTGCAATATAATTACTGCGGATAAGGGCAAGCGCTCTTCCCGGTAAAACAAATCCGTCCGGAATTACCTCTCCATACGAAAAGGTTCTTCCAGACAGCGTGATTGGTTTCTTGCAAACAAATTCACTCATACAGCACCTCCTACACGCAGTTCTTCATGTAGCAAGCCAGGTCATCCGCAGTCTTTTTCATGTCCGTGGACATCAGACCCTCGATGAACTCTGTATGCGTTCCGCCTTCTCCTTCATACTGGTCGGTTGCCATCCAACTTCCGTTCCCTAACATATCCCATGTGAAGATATATCCGGCAGACGGTTCGTCAATCGCCGGTGTCGGCGTAGCATAGCAAAGCAGAGCGCCTGTGCTGTCGCAAATGAACTGCATATCGTCTTCCTGTCCCGGCTCCGCAACATTGTAAGTGCTTTCCAGGACCGCAACTTCCTGAATCTGGAGAATCTGCGCAAGCACCTGTCTGGTTACAACTGCCGGGTTTGCAGTGGAACCAGTGTACTTCACTCTTTCCAGAATGTCCGGATGCTCTGTCAGTGCGATATATGCGTCATAGCCAAGCGCCAGCTTGTTCGGCTCCCTACGTCCACTCAGCTTGATTTCTCTGCGGCGGGCATTGAAGAAATGTACCGGGTCAAAGTTCGCATCGCTGAATTTCAGGAACTGGTTTCCGCTCGGAGTGCTGTCAACACCCTCCATCTCATTCGCCCATACACCCGGCTGGAAGAAATTCTTTGCAAACTGCACATCCAGATGCAGATTCATCTGCTCTGCTACAAATCTTACTTTGGACCGGCGGGGATCAATGGACGCCGGAGAGTTGCTTCTCTGGTAGTCCAGCGTTCCAATCTGGTCGATTCCGGTAATAATCTGATCCACCTCGCACTTGTAGGTGTTATCGGTGTGTCCCATTACTGCCGGATTCACTTTACCGTATGCCGGCTTTCTCTGCACGTTGTCTCTTGCCAGGTCCCCCTTCAGGAACGTGTAGTAGAAGCTGGTCGTAAGCTGTACCGGGCAGATCGGGAAGATTCTAGTTGCCACCCAGTCTCCCGGATTTGCGAAATAAGCCTGACTCATGTTGGTAAGGTATCTGTTCGGTTTCCATCCCTTCATGATCCTTGCCTGAATATCTCCATTCGTTGTTAATCTGTTACCCATGTGTATTTACCTCCTATCTTGCTGATCGGTTCAAGAAGCCGCCGGTTTGTAACCGGCTTTGATGATCTGCGCTCTGATAATACTTCCTGCTTTTGCAGCCGCCGTCAGTGCAACTGCTGTGATAAAGGAACCATCCGTTGCTTTTACTGCCTGTCCAGAAGCATCAGATGTCAGTTCATCTCCAACAGCAATCGCTTCCCCGGCTACCCATGCGCCGATGTCCTTTACCTGGATCGTAACATCCTCGCCCTGTTCGATCACTTCGTCTTCAGAGAGAGGAATTACACCGATGGCATTTGCCCCGGCTGTAGCCAGCTTTGCGGTTCCATCGGAAATGATGACCGCTTTCCCCTGCGCCCCTTCAATTTTTGCCCCCGCCGGTAACGTGATGGTAGGGCTTTCATTGATCGTTGTGCCTAAATAAGTTGCCATATTATTTTTACCTCCTATCTTCCGTTCTCATATTCGTGGACTAACTGCGGATTCTGCTGGCAGGCTGCGTCAATGGCCATCGCTCTGCTCATGTTCGGGTTCGCCGTCTGGATTTCATCGGCTTTCTTTTCGATCTTCGTCCAAGCATCCGGCTCACTTCCACCATATCCGCCACTCTTACCGATCTCTGTGAACATACTGGATTTGCTCACTGCTTCTACTGAGGCATCCAGTACGCTAATCATATCGGCGTATGCGGTTCCTCCGGCATTTTTCAGGCTCTTCAGAACAGGAACCAGTTCCTCCGGTTTCTTACCGATGATTTCATACTTCTTTGCAATCTCAGTTAGTTCTTTCTCGTCAGCTTCATCTGCTCTCTTCTGTAACCGCTGTAACTCCGCAGCTACGGCAGGATGAAGCCCTGCGTAGATGTCTTCCTCAGAAGCAGACTTCTTTACTCCCGGCTTCTTTTTTCCGCCGCTTCCGCATCCGGCTCCGCCCTTTGCGGTTTCCTCCTCTTCATCGTCCTCGTCATCATTCGTGTTCCCGGAAGTATTTGCTCTCCCACCTCCGGTACTTGCTTTTCCGACAGTAGACGGATCAACGCTGCATCTCTTTTCGATGTCTTCAAAAAATGCCAACTCTGCCGGTGTCAGTAAACTCTTGTCAATCATTGTCTCTTCTTCTCCTTTCGGTTCATTGATTATCGTGTTGCCGTTTCCGGCGTTTACGGGTAACGCACCAGCCCCTGTATCTGCTTTGGCAATCATATCTTCTATGCGCTCTTTGCTGTACCGCATGAAGTCCAACGCTTCCTCCGATACCGGTTCTGATGATTTTTTGATTACGCTTGCCGTGCTTCCGGACGCCCACTGAGCAATCGCCTGTGACATGGTAGCCTCGAACTGAGTCAGACTTTCCTGCATCAACTCCTGCTTATTGTCCACTTCTTCATCGCAGACAATCGAGCATAAAGAGGATTGCAAGGCATAGCACATATCCCATATTTCATCATTGATCTGCCGCATTTTCCGTTCTGCCAGTTTTGCGCCAAAGGTTTCTGCCCCGCCTTTCTCGATCTCTTCGACAGTAGCATCTATCTCTTCGGGCTTCATGCCAACAGCCTTTCCTATGGCAGAGAAGAATCTTTTCAGAACACTCTCGTGCTTCTGTCCCGCCTCTTCTTTTGGCTCTCCCGCCGTCCCACTTTCATTCTTGTACAGCTTAATATGCGCTTTTGGATTCGCCCCGACATCCACAAAATCGACCTTCGTAACCTTCAGGTCTTTCAGCTTTGTAGCCATTTCTCCGTTTCCTCCTTTCCTGGGAATTTTATAATCAAAAAGAACGCCATCAATGGCGCTCCTCCGGATTATCGCATTCTATGTCGTTGTTCTTGGCAGCGACCATAAGGCTCATTACTACCGCTCCAGCCATTACTCCAATCATGAATATGGCAATTCCAGCCAGTACATCAACCATCTTCCTCCACCTCTTCTCTTACAGCTTCTCCCTCAATGGAGAACATCGGGTACTCTCCGGACTTTACTTTCTCCCATACATCCGGATCGGTAACTCGGAATCCTATCCACCATCCCTCCGGCACTATTCCTTCAGGAATACCCATCGCCGCCATCTTTTCCTTTGTGAAGACGATGCTTTCCACAAGTACCCCACAGCCTCCTCTTTCGTGCATTTCGCCGCCTTCCCGGTATAATTCCACAAAATTGTAGGCTGCCTGTTCAAGTACCTCCGGCTCCACAATGTCTTCCTGCAAGTCTGTAACTGTCTCTCCATCTGTGGTAATCGCCACATTCGCCCACCCGAAAGCAAGCATTTCGTCATCGTCAGACTTGTGTATTTTGAAGCGTCCATTGATAGCGCTCTTGTGAACTTCTGATTCGCCTCTGGTTCCTTTTGAATTATTGTCCGGTGGTTTTGTTACCGTATGGACCATATCGCTGAATACAAGCATTTTAACCACTCCCTTCATTCTTTGATAACCGGTGGAGATATTTCAATGTACTGAACCGCACATGCGCACCTCGGATGTGCTGGTGGTGTCAATTTCTGTCCTGCAAACAGGACCTTTCCTTTGAAGTCGAACTCTGCATCCATTCCGATCTGCGTTCCGTCCAGTGCCCGGCATATACTGCACACATTGGAATCTCCCGATGTGCTCCACCGCTTCTCCATTACTCCCAGGAGATTCTGTGACTGTGCTTGCCGTATTCCTTCATCAGCGCCTTTGTTATATGCGAAAGCTATTTCTGTCTGTGCAATATCAAATGCTCTCTGTCTATGCTGTCTCTCTGCATACTTTACAGCCGCTTCCCTGGCTTTCTTCCTGGCATTTTCAGGCTTCATCTTAGGATGCTGCTCTAATAGTTTGTTCTTTACAGTGTTGTAATACCGGAGATTCGCCTTTGCCTGAGATTCCGTCAAGCCTATGCACGGTCGTATGACCCTTGACAATTCGTCCACCGTATAGGTCCCATTCACATGCTGACTCAGCATGGCTTTTATGGCATTTTTCTGTTCTGTGGTAACGGAAGTGACAAATTCCGCTCCTCTCTCGTTAATCCAAGCCATAACAGACGGGGTGTTCAGATCGAATACAAATTCTTCTGCAAAGGAATCCATGATCGGCTGCCCGTGAGAGCCGCCAACCATCGCTTTCTGCCATACCGGATACATCTTTTCGGATACCATAACGGAATAGTCCTGCATCCAGTCCCGAAGCGTGGATTCTGATATTGTCCCATCCAGAATTGCCTGGCGGATTTCTTTGTAGGTAAAGGCATCTTCCTGGTCCTTCCAGAAGCTAACCAAAAACTCTACTGGCTCTGCTGTATTATCTTCCAGATAACCGTTCAGCCGGTCCAGAATTTCTATGCTCGCCTGAGTCTTCAGCCGTTTCCTGCCCTTTTTCTGCTTGAAAAGAAACATTATCCGCTCCTTCCCAGGCGTTTCTTAGCCGCCTTCACCTTTTCTTCCGGTATCTCTCCTGTCTCTTCTTCCATGTTCTCTTCCGGAGACACAGCCGGAGGCTCATTCTGATTCTGCTGTTTCTCCCTCTGTGGATTTATCACACGGGTGTCTGTTGTTCTTTCCGGCAGATTCGCAACTTCTCTCACGTAATCCTCCAGAGAATCGTCAGGAACAAGGATTCCAACTCCAGCCATGTCTTTGATGTAGGTTCCCATCTTCTGAATATCCACGTTTTCAATATCCCCGTGTGCCAGCTTCGGGTAATCGGTAATACCCTCGAAGTGGCTTCCGTTAATATCAATCAGTGGTGGGATTCCCTGGCTGTTGAAAGTCTCGCAGATAATGTCCAGATACGCTCCGATTGCCATAGCAAATAATTCTGTCTTATCCGAACTGAGGGCGAAACTGCCTACCTGCTGATGTCCCAAAAAGATGAAGTCAGCAAGCACTGTCATCGCCATTCCGGTATCATATCTCTGTATAATTGCATTGGTGTCGAACTGCTTATTCCCGCCGGAACTGAGAAGTTCAAATTCAAAACCGGCAGGCTTTACAATTCCCGCCAGTTCATCTACCCTGACTTTCCTTGCCATATCCTCCATACCGGTTCTCAGCTTTACCATGTCTGGATCAGTGTCATCCCATATGGGGGTATCCTCTGGCGCTGTGAATACCGGCAGACCGGCAAGGTCCCTTTCTATACCAATACCTTCATACTCCTGAATCCGCCGCTTGAAATACCATGAACGGTAAGCATTTCTCAGGATACTTCTTCCTTCCGGGTTTCCCTTCCTGCTTTTTGTCCGGAAAAGCATAGCCTTTTCAATCGGGATCGTTATAAGTCCGTAATCCGGCGGCGGGAGCTGCGTCATGGCAATTAGGTTATCCTGATCGTCATATTCCCACTGGTACAGCGTCTCCTGCGCCCTGATAGGAAGTTTTCTCCATCCGATCAGCCCGTCATTGTATTTGCTACGTGTTTTCGGGTTTGAGGTCTTCCCCATTCTCCGCTTATAGACGATTTCGTGGAAAGACCAGCCATATGTCAGAAATGACAGAATCTCTGAAATTGTATCTGTCCAGGTGTCCTGCATGTCGTGCATACACTGTTCTACGAACTCTGCCGCTTCTTTGTCCTTCGGCGTATCTCCAGCCGGTTCTACTGTCCAGGAGGCTTGCCGGATAAGCATTTCAATAGCAAAAAGGATGGCGCCGATTGTGTCATCGTTCTCCGCCATCTCTCTGTAGGTTTCTATGCCCTTCTTCCCTCTCAGGTCCCGCAGAAACTCTTCGTAAAATGTTCCGCCGAACCGTTTCTGACCTATCCGACCAATTTCATCTGTTCGTGCCATTGTCTATCACCTCCTCCAATAACTTTCTTTTCCAAGGACTCCCGGCGGCGGTGTTGCCGCATTTCTGGTTTCAATCTCCGCAAATGCTGAACTGCTCGCATCCACCATGTCCTTAAATTTGCTTTCCGGGAAGGATTCAAGCTGTGTCAGATAACTTTCATTCCATTCCCCAATGATTATGTCTACATTCCCGGCTTGCCACTGCGCCGCAAAAGGCTCTGCCCTGGATTCTTTGCTTCCAGTCTCCGGAATTGCCTTTACTATGAATCCCGCAAGGAATTTGATGTAACTCTGCGCCTGGTCCTTTCCCGCCTGTCCGGGGTCCTGCGGAAGTCTTTCCACCACACGGCGATACTTTTTCTTGTCCATCATGCAGGTATTCTTAATATGCTTACGGACATCCCCTGCATCCAGGCGAACATTCGTGACGTTTGCGACCACATACCGACCGTTCTTTCTCTTCCCGATAAGAACTCCGGCTGTGTATGCCGGATCGCCGTCTTCATCTTCGCTGGTAGCCGCAAGGTCCCATCCTCTCGCCCAGAGAACCACATCATCAGGAACTGTCTCCATAAACTCTCCGATCTGGCTTCTCTTAAAGAACAGCCCAGCAGCCGGTTTGATTTTCCAGTTCCCGTACAGAAGACGCTCCCTCTCGACAAGGGGCAGCGCTTTCAGGTTCGCAAGGTATCCGGGATCCCTTTTCATAAGAATCTGGTTATCCTGGAGTGTACTGGCTATGAAGGTAACACTCTTTATGTCCCCGTCCTCTACGCCTTTTCCGACAAGTTCCTGTCTGGTATCTCCCCATATGATTTCATCATTGAGGCGAACCATGTACCGTATCTTCCCACTTCTCTCCGGGATAGGATACCCGGTATCCGGGTCGATCCACCATGCTATAAAATCTGCTACCCAACTGTCTGCGTCAGGATTGCATGTGGCACGGACATACGGTTTGACATTTGCGTCAGTTCTGTTTCTTGAGAGCATGTAGAAGAACTGGTATCTGGTAAAGTGTGTAAGTTCATCAAATCCGACCATCGCTATCTGTGATCCTTGCCAGCTTTCACAATCATCATCGCTTCCGAGATGTGCAAAGTTCACTCTCGCTCCACTTGGGAACTCCCAGTGCAGCTTCGGTGTCTTTCGTGGTGTTGCCCCACGGATATATCGGTAAAGGCTTCTGCTTGAATCCCACAGACCTCCCTGTGCTGTAACCTGGGTGTAGTTTCTTCGGAATATCACTGCGCCAAAGTTCGGGTCCGACTTATGCCGCATTGCCTCCATCAGCAATCCGTATGTCTTTCCTCCCCCGGCAGCGCCGCCATATATGCAAACATCAGCAGATGTGGAAAGAAACTTTTCCTGCGGCCCGGGCTGTGGCTTTATGATGATTTTCCCTTTATTCATTCTGATCCACATCCCTTCCGTTATCCGGCAGATAGAATACTACATCGTCCTCTGCTTCTATGGTTTCCTGCTTAATGAAGTTTTCCGGGTTCCGCTTGTAGTACGATGACTTCCGGTTGTTCAGCCAATACATCTGAGCCAGGACATCCGGAGGGCACTGCTTCTCAACCGTCCGTACCTTCAGGGGCTTCCGGTTCCCGTCTGCGTCCATCTCCAATACTGTCTCTTTCTCCGTGTATTTATATCCAACAGCACGTTCATACAGCATCCTTTCCACTTTGGCATCTGCCTGGTCTTTCCCGGCGGTAAGCGCAGCCATGAAGCTGTCATGGTCCTTTTTCCATCTGTTCAGTGTTCTGACTGATATTCCAAAGGCTTCCGCTATCTCTGCATCGGTAGCACCTTTTATAGCCAGGGACCATGCCCAGTCATCGTGGTATGCCTGGTTATATTTCAACGGTGCTGCCATGCGTTACACCTACTTTCCGGCTAAATAGTCAGCCGCTAAGTATTCTATGGCTTGCCACTTATTCTTAGGTCCAACCACGCCATCTCCCACCATTTTCTTTACCGCCTCCTGTATAATCTCAGCAGATTCAGCCGGAACTGCGCTACTCCCGAAGATACTGGTTAGCTGTACCCACTCGCTGTCTTCTGCATAGCCGATGTCATCAAACATCTGCTCTGTGCATTTAATCATGGCATGGATGGCGGCTCCGGTATTCTTGACATTGGCAAACTGCTGATACTTCGCCAGCGTCTCCATGAATGGTTTATACTGCTCAATGTCTGCTACACCTAGAACGTCAGGCTTCGTACTCTCCAAAGCGTCAATGAGTTTCTGCAAATCTGCAATCTGATGCGGCAGGAATGTGAAGGTCAGGTTCTTCCAGTCAAATTCTACTGTCGGGGAAAGGTACTTCTCCAATTCTGCCTCCGGCTCTGCCAGAATATCCTTTCCGGCATAGCTTTCTATCATATCGTCCACATCCTCTAGCATCTTTGCCAGTTCTTTCAGAGTGGACTGATCGTCAAATCCGGAGATAGCATTGTGAGCAATCTGCTTCGCCACAATCTTTGATCTGTTCAGCCCGCTTACATCCAAAATGACAAAGAACTCTTTAATTCCTGCGTCCTTTCCTGACCGTATCCTATGATGTCCGGAGATGATTTCTATTCTGGTTCCCTCTTCGGTAAGGGCACAAAAAGGCAGCGATTCAAGCTGACCTCTTTTCTTGATATTGTCGGTCAACTGTCGCTGCATTTCATTCTTCATAATCCGGGCATTGATGTCCTGCTCTCTGATGCACTCAGCAGGAACTTTCGCAATAATCAGCCCGGAACCCATATCAGCTATTTGCTCATATCGGATTTTGCTTTGGCTTTCGCTCTTTCCTTCTGCCACTTTTCTTCCCTCCTTAACCATTCCTGAAGTGTCTGCTTCTCTGTCCGGTCTTTCAGTTCTGATTCGTAGGTCAGACGAAAGCCCATCTTCTGATCCGGAATTCTTTTAGTCAGCTTCATGATACCCCGCATTTCCTTTGCTTCCGGATATTTCGTCATCTGAACCGTCTTTAGGTGTCCGACCTTTTCTTTTTCCAGGTCATTACATATCTTGAAAACAAATTCTTTGTTCTGTGCCAGCATCGTCAGAAGTCTTCCGAGACGGTACTTCTTGTGCGGAACGGTCATTCCGTACATAAGGAAAAGAGCATCTGATACCTGAGTACCAAATGCTCCCATCGTCAGCGCCGCTTTATCCACGCCGAATACTCCGGCTATTTTCCCGTCAATCAGGACAGCTATGTTGATCGGGGCAGAAGAGCCTACAAAGTTATGCGTCCAGAGTTGGCGATAATACTGGGCTTCCGATCTTTCTATCTGGCAAAGCTGTACCTTCGTCTTCTCCGTAATCTCATAGTCTCTCGGCAGCATACTACATTCCAGGCATGTCAGCTTGCTCTCTCCTGGTCTTGCAATCTTCTTTCCGTGAGCAAGGTCCGTTGCTTCATCCGGTCTGTTCGCCGTCAAATACACATTGATACCGCTCCGTACCCCGTATCGTGCAAATACCGGCTCTCCTGCCGTCTTGCCCGGTTCATTCTCCTCATAGCAGAGAACCAGGCATTTTGCATCCTTGCACATGTCCATAAATTCTTTCAGCCCCGTCTTCGGATCAAAGATGCCATACTCCGGTTCCTTCCAGGTCATCATCCCTCCGGTGTCATAATACTTTTCAAATCCGGCAGTGTACGTGGGCGGGTTTGCGATAACAACGCAGTGTTCATCATCCAGCACTTCATCCATATGCTTCCACATGTCCAGCGCCCGATAGTTCATGCCGTTCAGGATTCCTTTCGCCCTCTCCAACTGCCCTCGGATATTCTCTATGTGTTCCTCTCGTCTTCCAGCCAGATCGAGCATGAAATTGTAAAAGTATTCCTTGCCAGCGTTCTTCACTGTACTCAGATACTTCCAGGCATACATCGCTACTGCCGGATCCAGCAATTCTTCATCTGTGAATCCCTTTGCGTGAATCTCCAGTTCATCCAGCGGTTTCCCGGTCACTGCATATCCCATGATGGACGTGAACATGGAAACATCGGATGATTCTATCTCACTGGGCTTGAATCCAGACTGAACAGCCAGGTGTGACATGGCAAATGCACCAGCACATGGCTCGACAAACTTTGTGTATCCGTTCTTTCTGGCGCTTTCCAGCAGTACCTTCAGGAACTTCTGCTCCGATGGAACAAGCGTTCCCAGGAAAAACGCCCCAGGATTCTGAAACATCGCCATAGGCTTTCCCTCCTTCTGCTCTGTGTATTTTATTGCCCGAACCGGAAAAGCCTCTGGATTGCTTTGTAAAACAGCCCAGGCATAAGAAAAGCCCCGGTGTTGTTCCGGAGCTATTGATAACTTCTCATTTTCTTGTGATTGGTTTTACTTAATCATTGCGATAATCGTGTTTTGATTCTCTATAATGTGTGCATATTTTTCAAGTGTCATCGTTCCTTCTTCTGTTTCTTTCTTAATAACTGCCTCTGTAGCTTCTAAGATATTTTTAATTTTTTCTTCTCTTGTCATTTTATTTTCCCTCCGTGGATTTGTTTTATTTATCTTGTCATTATCATATCAAACCCACCTCTGGTGTCAATCGAATAATTGATATTTTTGAAAGTTTTTTGTATATTCTTACCAATCAGCAATTTTATAATCCCCGTGATCGGAGATACAGCTACTGGCATATTGCACAATCGTCAGCATCAAGAAAGCCCCGCCCATTTCTGAGCGAGGCATTGTTTTTGGTCCGCCGAGCAGGAATCAAACACTGCGCCCTCCCGGTAAAGAGCCGGGTGCTCTAACACTAAGCTATCAGCGGTTAGGTATTGTAATGAGGATACATCTGCCGGTACAGGTCATTCATGAACGAAAGCTGCTCATATCCCGATTCCCGTTCCTGCCTCTTCTGCTCCTCCTGCTTTGCTTTTCTGGCTCCCGGTACTGGGGACGGATCAGGCAGTTCCTCAATCTTCTGCCCCGTCTTTTCGTACCACCATTCCGCAAAGACCAATCTATGACACCACTCACCAGGTTTCCTTACATCCTCGTAGCAACAAAGCACTACGTCTTTCCCTGCTTGCAGGTACTCATTGATGATTGCCCCGATGACTGGGTATCCGCTTTTTTCCAGATGTCTGAAGTACGGCTCCCGGAACCGATCTCTGTTATTTTCATTCCAGAGGTATCCCGGCGGAGCAATCTGAATAATGTCTCCTGATATTCTGTACTTCACTGGGAACTTCGGCATACTCCGGACAACTCCGACCACCGTGTATTTCCCTGTTTCCAACTCTTTGTTACTGAATCTGCTGGTGTATAACTTCGCCATTCTTATCATTCTCCCTTCCGTAGATGCTGACTATCGTGTCGATACCTTCAGTTATTCTGGCTTCTATGTCTTCACCCAGGGATAGGTAGAACCTCTCATGAACCATACATTCATATGCTTTCTTCATCCGCAACGACTGTTCTGGTGTTATACCGAGCCGGAAGTCTTTCGCAATCCGCAGCGCTTTCTTGTACTGCCGATCCGCCACCAGGCTTCTTACCACATCACTCTTACGAATCAATCCGCATCTCTCCTTCTGATACCGTTTGGTAAGTTCTTTATCTTCATTCTAACCCTTTACCGTCTGGTGTCAATCGGATATGCCTTATTTTTAGGAGTGACATATGAGTTGTTCACGGCTTACATATTACCATTTGGTAAGTTGAACTGTCAATGCCCTCGTTTTGCCCCCGTGACAGCCCCGTGGTTCCATTCTATCGTTCAAAGCCATCAATCCCAAAGATAAGGGCTGTGAGCCGCTTACAAGCCGCTTTTACGTCCTTGTAGACCGTGCGCTCATTGATGAACTCTTCCTCTGCGATTTCCTGCACTGATTTCGGAGCCTTGTTCAAATACAGCCCTTCAATCACCCGCCACCGGCGCTTCTCCTCCTGATACGGGGATGATTCGCAGCTTTTTCTGTAGACTTCCAGCATGGTATTTACATGGTTCATGATTACCCTGGTCCTCATTACCCCTCTCTCTATGCTCTGAATCCTTCCGTCATTGTCCGACTTCCTCCCTTCCATCAGTTCGATGATGTCTATAATATCTTCGTCCAGTTCCTCGTATATCCTGTAGATGGCTTTCTCTCCGTAATCTGAAAAATCCCGGTAATGTTCCAGGAGCAGCTTTGTATTTCTGTACCTCTTATCAAATTTAGCTTTCTCCTCTTCCGCCGCCTGTTTCTGGTACATCTCTACCGCCCGCTCCGCAGCCACCGCCGCCGCTTTCTCCGTGATCCGGTCTACCATTTCCTGACTGATCGTTGCGCCTGTCCTTGCTTTTCCCATCGGTAAGTCCTCCTTTTCGCTGATTGCCTTTTTCCTGCATATCTGCTACAATATGCTTGCGACTCATATTGAGGGCGGCTCACCGATGGGCTGCTCTCTTTTTATTTTCCGCAAGTGGCGAAGTGGGAAATGTATCCCACCCCGTCTGCATCTTCCGGATTACACCGTTCTCCTGCTATTACTGTGCCACTCGGTGTAACAATCCTTTCCTTTCCGTCCGGAATCGCCCGATAATTTATCAGGTTCGGATCAACCGGCATATTCTTCCCGGCGGGCGTCTTTACCCACAGGATTCTATTCCCGCATATCCGACAATTACTAAAGGGGTCATATCCTCTCGCCATTCTCAGTCACCTCCTTAAACCATATCCCCCAAATTTTCGTAATAGCTATCTTTTATCGCACGGGATTTCTCTTGTTTCAAATCTCCAATTTTCCGACAAGACATCGCCGATGATGCTTCCTGCCATATATGCCACTTTATCCTCCAATGGTAGGTCTTCCCACTTGGAATCATTCGGTTTGAGGTCTGATTCATACGTCCCTTTTCCACCGTCCAGTTCCCAATTCAGAAATTCTTCTACCGACATAACATCATTCCCGTTTGTCGCCACAACCTCCGCTCTCTTCATTCCTTCCCTCCTTGAACTTAATTCCATACACCCTGTATCTTTCCTCAAATACTTCCATCCCTACCGTGTGGGCTTCTGTGTGGTGGATTCTACACAGGCATATCTTCTTATGGTTTGAATCGTCCACCTCTGTCCGGTCATTCCCCATCCCGATAGCGTCACTGTGATGAATTTCTCCCGGTCTTCCACAAATCGCACATTTCCTGTTTTTCAGGCAAGCCCACAGGTAGTGATCTATATCATCCGTCCGGTTACTGCCGAAATCCATCAGTGGGACTCCCATCTCCAACGCCAGGTCCAGCATCGTATTGATGAACTCTCTGGCAGTGTCCATCGTGCAGTTGGAAAGAGAGAACTCGTCACATCCTGTCCGGATGATATGTTCCAGCTTCAACCGCTCCTTCATCTCCTCCGGCGTATATCCCGTAAAATCCGCTATGTCACGGATTGTTGCGTATGCTTTCTTCCTCTGCTCCGCACTGATATGCCGACCGTCATCCAGCCAGACCATGCAATCCTTGATTCTTTTCTTTACGATGGCTTCTTCCAGATGCCGGTCAGGAATGAATATCTTCAGGTGGGTTCCTCTACGGTCCGGCTTGTAAGCCGTTATGTCTGCATATTCATACATCCCGTCCTCCTCAGTGCCGGTTTGGTTTTTCTATCCTTTCGATCTCCTCCAGTTCCGGGAATACCAGTACCTTCGAGATTCCATCCGCAAACTCTTTTGCTCCCGGATTTTTCTTCTCTATCTGATCTGCCAGATGCCGAAGTATAATCACCAGCATCCCAGCATCCGATGAAGCATACGGCTGTATGGCTTTAATGATTCTGTTGGAATAATAATCAAATCCCTGCATCATCAGCTTGATAGCCGATTCTGTTTTTCCCTTCTGGATAAGATTGTTTCCCCGGTTTACGAAACTCTGCATCCTATTCTTCATCGAACTCCTCCTCTTATTCTGCTGTCCATGTGGTCTTTCCCACTTCCGAACTCCTTTTTCAAAAGCCCCATTTCAGCCGACTTATTTAAGGCGTTTGCCAATTCCTCTGCTGTGCATCCGGTTTCTATCATGATATAAAGCAATCTATCTACCGGAGATACTTCAAACAGCTTTTTCAGGTACTTTTTCCGGGTTCTCCGCTTCTTATGACAGTAAGCATACGCTCTATATCTGCGGATCATCCTTTCCTTTTCATCTTCTCCTTTATGAGCCTGCGATGAGGCATCCTCCGTGACTTTTTCCTTCTCTGGCGTTTTCATTTCCTCTGGTACTTTCTGAGTGCCCTCTGGCTGCGCTTGGGGATTCTTACGGATAAATTTATTACGGATGGTCTTTAAAACCTCTAAAAACCGCATATAATCCCTCCTTTTTCCCGGCGGTTTGGAAAAACCTCCCAGCCGGTCCGTATTAACCAACATCTTCGTACCCGTATCCGTCATCATCGTGGAAATCATCTAACCCGGCTTTTCCGTCACCCGGTCCAGGAAGAGCGCCTTCGTCAACAACTTCTCCTTCCAGTAACGGAACCCCCGGCTCTTCGCTTTCTGGTGCGTTCATAGCTGCCTGGAAATCTGAATCAAAGATGCTTCTTTGGTCCGTATTGTTTACATAGGTCAAAACATATTCCTGCTTATCTTCATCCCATACCATCGCCATTTCCGGATTGACGCTTCCCTTTTCCTCGTTCTTGATGTTGATTGCTGACGTAACCTTGTGGTCGAACTTCGGTTTGAGGATTTTTCTTGTTTCCCCCTTTACCTCCGGATCAAAGTTCGGGATAAATTCAGGGACCAGCTTAATATCAATCGTGATCGTTACCTTTCCGTCCATGCTCTCTTTTTCCTTCATGGTTCCCAGCGCCCTCTGCAAAACGATGTCTGCGTCTCTCCGCAGCTTATCAAAGGTATCCGCTTCAATTCTCAGTTCTTTGCAATCATTCATTTTCTTCATTTCCTCCAATCTGCAAAATCTTTACCTCTACTCGTGGCTTCTCCGAGTAAAACTTTCGGAACATGCCATCTACGATCAGCTTATCATCCTGGTACGCTATACCATTCAGGCTATCGCAGATGATTTTTGCGATATTATCAAAATCAGGCTTCTTGGTCGGTCTGATCTTTCCCGCCAGCATCAGTTCCCGCTTTTTCTTCGATGTGCTTTTCGGAATACCGTAGTATGCGAATATCCGGATGTCCAGCATGGCATCATCCGGGAATCTGTAGCTTCCGCACTGGTTCTCATACTCCAGCTTTACCTGATTTTCATAGATGACCGTCTGCTTCGGGGTGTACGCTCTGGCAAATGTCTTCTCTCCATCTCCGGATTTTCTGACAGATACCCGTGGTCTGCCCTTTGCTTTTGGTTCTCCATATACAGTAAACTTAACCATCGTTATCTCCTTACTGGCTCTCTAAGCTGGATTCCTCCAGCTTTGCCTGAAGGCAAAGATAATTGCTCTTGCCCTTTTCTCTCGGAACCTTGATCTGCCGTACCGTGTACCCGTTCTTTACCAAAATCCCCGAAACCATCTGGCGGTCTTCCTGTGTATAGATTCTAAGTTCAGCTACCGGGTTGAAATTATCCCGCTTTACTCCAAACAGTTCTTCCGGTCCGATCTCCATCGCCTGTGCTATATCCAGAAGAGCCGAACACGGAATATCTGTTGCTCCGGTTTCATAATTTCCGATAGTGCTTTCACCTCTTCCTATCATCTCCGCCAGCTTCCGCTGAGAAATCTTTTTCTCTTCCCGGATAGCCTTGATATACTTTCCTACTTCCTTACTGTCCATATCATCCCTCCAGTATCTTTCTCGTCTCCTCAAATCTCTGGAACGCCTGCCTCTTCCGCCAGGATACTCCAGTGAACTCCATCGGGTAACACATCTCAAATATCCGGTCGTAAATTCTTTCATACCGAATATCCGTGGTATTCTGCATCTGCTGGAGCGTGAGGTTCGTTGTGAGAATCAGCGGCTTTTTCGCCCGGTATCTACTGTCAATGATTCCATACACCTTTTCCAGCGCATAATCCGTGCTTCTCTCAGCCCCCAGGTCATCTATTATCAGTAACCGTACATTATTCAGGCGGTTGGAGAAGGATTCCTCCCTCTCCCTATCAAATCCCTGCATCTCTTGAAGTATCCGGACAAACGATGTCATTACCACAGATGTGTTCTTTTCCAACAGATAGTTTGCGATGCACGCCGCCGTATAGCTTTTTCCGGTTCCCACTGTCCCATAGAAGAGCAGCCCCTGGTTCCGCTCGTACATGGTCTGGAATTTCTCGCAGTAGTTTTTTGCAATCTTCAGATGGTTCTCATTTTCTTTCCTTGTCTGGAAATTCTCAAAGGTTGCTGTCTGAAATGTGTCATCCATCATACTGCTGATTTTTGCTCTCCGGATGCTCCGCATCTCCTCTTCTCGCTTCATCTGCTCTTCTCGCAGTCTATGCTCTTCCACCTGGCATTTACACATAACCGGAACTTTTCTGGTCCCCTGTCCGAACCAATCAATTTCCCGTTCTTTCCTTGTGTGGCATTTTCCACAGTACAGCATCCCGTCTTTCCCGATGTAATCTCCATCGTTCTTAGCGGCACCCGAAGCTGCTATATTGTCCAGAACTTTTTCCGCTATCCCTGCCATCATAAATCATCTACTCCTTCCACTGCCCGAATGGATTTCCCGACACTTCTGTCTGTTCACTTTTCTGTACGGCAGCCGGAGCCGGTCTTTGTATCAGCCCCGGATACTTCTTATCTACTTTCTCTGTTACCCAGTTCAGAATTGTCATGTAGTCGCTCTTATATGTTTTTCCCGTTGAGCCTTTATATAGATTCAACTCTTCAATGAACTTATCTGCGGCTCTCTGTCCATACCCTTGTACCAGCTTTTGGTATTCCTCTTCCTTCAGAGATACGAACTCCGCATACTGCTTTTTCTCCACTTTTTTCTTTGTGGTTTTCTTAGGCTTTTTTGCTTTGTCCGTAGGACTGTCCGATGGACTGTCCGGTGGATTATCCTTCGGATTGTCCTCTGGACTTTTTTCTGTCTGAAATTCTTCCTCTCCCGCAGCTTCCGCTCTCCTTCTCGCCCGCTCCTGTCTCTTTCTGTTTGCGTCATATTCTTTGGTTTTCAGGAATTTATACCACTGCTCCTGCCAGGTATCCCAGTCATGCAGATAAAGATCGCCGTTTTCGCTTTCATCTATCCACCGGTGGGTAATCAGGCTTTCTACTATGCTGTTTTTATCCAGCCCCTCGCTCAACCCCTTCGACAATACTTCTTCGGCGATGTCGGTTCTATCGCAGCTTCGCAGCTTTCCGGTTCTGTCTGCGTTGTTCAGCCCCCACAGCCACAGAGATACGAGGATTCCGAGCGCTTCTTTCTGCGAACATCCAATATCTTTTGCGACTTCCCGGAGTTTCCCGCCCACTACATGGTCATGAACGCTTATCCATGCCAACATCATCACCACCTTCGTTATGGCGGTAGGGGTTCCCCCGCCGCCATTCTCTGTTACTCATGTCCGGCTTCGCTTTCGGTTTCCTCCTGAGCCGCATTTTTCTTATCAGCTTCAATCCCGTTTTTCAGCGTTGCCATCGCATCTTCAAACTGTTCAACCGTCATATTTGTGGTAGATTCCAGCCCCATGTTGTTGCAGATATACTTTACAACTGCATTTCCCTTCCTCTTCCCATAAAATCCTGTTGCCAGATCAAAGAACTCCTGCCTCTGTTCCTGGGAAATATAAACCACTTCGTCACGCACTTCTGCTGTTGCCGATCCAGTGGCTCCAGTATCCAGAACCTGTCCCTTTTCAGCGTCCCGGTCTGTATATCCAAATTCTTCTGCCGTGTATAATCCCTGGTAGTCATCCGGGAACGCTGCTCGAACCGCTTGGGACACCGCCACTTTCTCTATCATGGTGCATGGCTTACTTCCCCAGTTTGCCATCGGCTTACCGTCTTTGAACTTCTGGTATTCCTGAAGGGACACTTCTTTGAAAGTCTCCGTCTCCTTCCCGTTCAGTTCGTGATAGACTCTGCACCATCCGCCGAGAAGGACTTCTGAAGGATACAGACAAGTTCCCTCTTTCTGGACAATATCTTCTCCTCTCTGTACCACAATACCTGACTTCATTCCGTTGTAATTCGGGTTCTTGAATGCTCTCTTCATATACGTCTCTTTCCCGATTACCAACTGGGCCGGTTCGTTCCCGAACTTAATCAGGTAAACCTCTCCATATACCAGCGGATTCAACTTCTGCGCCTGGCAGGTCCGGATGAAGAACAGAACTTCCTGGTCTGTAACCTTTCCATTTCCACGAACCAAATAATTCTTCACCGTCTCCGGCTCCAGCTTAATCTCTACACCGCCAGCATCATACTTCACTACACTCAGCATATTGTCTGCCATACCTCATTACCTCCTGATACTCACTTTGATAGTTTCTTTGTATCTGATTCCCGGAATCTGAATCGTCCCCTTGGATGCCCGTATCAGCCTCATGACAGCCTTTTCATCAACCGGACGGATCGTCATTCCAGAAAACATGATCGGTACTTTTTCATGGTCTATGCTTTCAATTTCCCAGTCTTTACTGTTGCTTACGCCCTTCGTTTTCGGAACATTCATCACAACCGTAGCGCTGGCTGCCACTGACTCAACCACCTGCGCATCCATCAGCGCCGCTTCTGCTTCATCGGCTTTTCCAGCCTCTTCCAGAGCCGCCGCTTCATTCAGCTTTCGCTCTCTTTCAGCTTCTGCCTCCCGGCGCATTTTCTCTTCCAGTTCCCGGCGCTTTCTTTCCTGCTCCTGGTAGTAAGCAGACATGCTCTTTTTCAAAATTTTCTCCGCTTCCTGAAGCGGCTTCAGCATCGTCTTTTCTCTATCACATATCGCTTTGTGCGCCTGATATGCCGAATCCTTCATCGGCTTGAAGAAATCAGTTACCACTTTCGCCTTTTCTTTAATCTGCTTTCCAAACTCAGCCGCCTTCTCATATTCTTCTTCCGAGGAAATTACCATCTCTTTTGCCTGAATCTCTACTAGGCTGACCTCTTTCTGAATCTCCTTTTCTTTTACGACTTCTGCTGGTGTCTCCACCTTTGCTACTACTGCTTCCGTTGCTTCTCTACTCATAACCATCCTCCTATAAATGTTTAATAAGCTGCATCACCGCTCTGAGGTCTGCCACCTCTTTCCCGTAATGTGCTTCTACCCGATAAGATTCCACCACTTCATCCATCAAACTGAGCGCCTCTTCATCGCTGAGCCTTGGACATTTCTTTAATGCTTTCTCTGTCTGCTGTAATGCAATCTTTGCAAGCAGCATCGCATCTGCCGGATTGCCTTTAATCTCTGCCCGAATTCCTTTTTCATCCATCACGATTTCCAACTTTGCTTTCTCTGCCATATTTCCATGACCTCCTACTTGTATTTTTGAATATGGTTCCATACCACCATCAGGGAAGAAAATACCTCCCAGCTTTCCATGTCATTTGCCTTATATCTAACCATCTGGTAGGAACCATCATTCTTCAGGTGTACGATTGCTTTTCCATCAAATTTAAACCCGTGGCTGTCATACGCCCTTGCGTATGCTTCCAACTGCACTCCGGTCAGCATCCTGTTTACCGCCGCCGAAGTTTTGTAATCTATCAGGATTCTTTTACCGCCGATCACACATGGCAAGTCTGCCGTTCCAGCATATCTGAGGATTTTGTGATATAGTCTGCTTTCTGCCGCCAACGGCTCCGGCTTCTGCTCATTCCAGAACTTCAGGAATCCTTCAAAATATCCCGCATACTTCGGTTCTATATCCTCTATTCCGTACAGGACATAATTCTCAACTGCGTTATGTACCGCCGTTCCTCTGTGAGCCGCCATTCTCATAATCTCTTCATCAATCCCTTGATAAAGTGCGTTATCCAGCGGTCGCATTACTGTCGTGACGCTTGGAAGAATCTGTCCATCCAGCATGTATAGATGCCGGTTTTCCTCAAACTTTAATTCCGGAAAGAACGGCAGCCCTTTTTCATTCAATTCCATCTACGCTACCTCCGCTATTTTCATCTTTTCCCCAAAAATTTCCAGAAGTTCCGTCAGGCTCTTATCCTCCATACATTCCTTGCAGATTGGTCCGGAGAAACTGTCAAAGTATTCATCTCCTTCGTATATCCCTTCCCCGCACTCTGAGCAAATCTCAATCGGTTTAGGCTCCGGTGCGTTAGGGCATCTGCTGTCACATGGGTTTTTCAGGCAAATACTACACATATTCTGATCCCTCCGCTTTTGCTATTACACATCCAACTTCCATTACTGCAATCCCAACTCCCACCATAGCCAGTGGGAATATCCAGTTCGGTCCATCCAGCGCTGAACCAAAGATAAGAATCATCATAAAACCAGCGCCTATGATCTTCTCTCCGAACAAAAGACCTTTTCTCTTCATTGTGCTGCTCTCCTTTCCTCCCAAAATATCGGTGTTACGAATAACCCGATGTCTATATCTCTTGTCTTCTCACAAGCATCTTCCAATTCCTGCGCTGTCCGGATTCCAAACTCTCTTTCCAGGTATTCTCTGGTCTTCTCAATATCCACAAACGCCACCACCTTTTCTGAGCAGCTTTTCTTTTATCAACCGCAATTCGCTGATAGAAACCGCCAACTTGTCCAACGCTTGTGTTACTTTCCTGAAGTCCTCTTCTTCATCCGGGGAAATTCTTCCGTCTTCTGCAATATCCAGAAGTTCTCTTCTCATATCCTCGATGTCTTCATTATCCAGTTTTGCTACTATTCCAACCGTAACTGCTTCCAGTGTTTTGACTTCTCCTGAAATTGGTTTCCCTTTTCCAAGGGGACACTGATTCAGGCAATACAAATTTTTAAGCTGCGGAGCATGATATTCATCAGCCATCATCATGACTAAATCCAATGGCGGTACGGTAATCCCTCTTTCGTAATTTGCCATTGAAGAAACCGAAACTCCAAAATATTCCGCCGCACTTTCTCTGCTCCTGAAATTTTCATTGTTCTTTGAGGCTAAAACCCTACACTGGAAGTAGATGCTTATGCCCGTATTCTCACATCTATCATCCATGTTCTTTTTTCTCCTTCTTTGCTACACTAAACCTAGCTGATACCGAGGCTTGTGAGGATTCTGTTAAAATCCTCAAAATTACCAATCGGTAAGCTATTGTCATAAAAAATAGCGTTCATCTCGTCATATGTCAGACCATAGAATTTAGATAACGCTATTACCTCGCTGGGCTTGAATGGCATTTCCCCACGTTCCTTCTTTCCGTAGGATACCACGGATTTGCCTATGACTTTTGCTAGTGTTTCAAGGGATACTCGCCTACCGGCTCGGAGTTCCCGCAACCTTGCAGTATCCATC